CGGCGGCGGACCAACAGGTGGAGGTAGGGGCGTTCCGTGGATTCTACTGCCAGTTTGTCAACACGGACACCGTGGCCCAACAGTTCATCGGTATGGGTACGGCCATCTCCATCGACGGCGTGTCCAGCCACAATGAGATGAGCACGGAGTACCTGCCACAGGCTCCGTTTATTCCGGCTGGGGTGGGGAATCAACATGTCCCGTCGAATGAGCTGTACCCGGAGGACTCCAACCGGCCCACGGGTGCCCAGGGTCCCCGGTTCGTGGACGGCAACTGAGTTTGACGACAGGGGGCTGGTCAGTACGACAGCCCCAAACCCCATAAAGAAGGAGTATTGAGCATGATGCCAGCACAAACGGCAGCGGAACATATTGCCAACTGGGATGCTGGGGACGTGATCTGGTCTGTTGAGATGGGCGGACTAGGTCCTGGCTATGAGCAAGCCTTACAGGTCATGGCCGTGGAGATTACGCGGGACAACCTCGGTGTCACGATTCCACTGGACAGTGAGCCGGAAGAGGTACGACAGGAATGGTGGGGAAAGTTTGGGGAGGACACGCTAGAGCGCACTAACAAATCTCTGGGTGGCCTGTCTGGCGCTCAATTTGGTGCCGCCAAACAACTGGCCCATTGTTGGCTAACCATTGGCCCCGCTGAGACTTTGAAGAAAGCCAAAGATGATCGCCACATTCAGGTGTCCAGAACTTGGCCACGGGTAGAGCCATGATAATGACCCAAACCCCAAGGAGGAAACAATGAGAAAGTACCTACGCCGGATCTGCCGGGCTCAGGGTGTCCAATGGCCTGGCATCACAGGGAAGGGCACCAGGAGGCGGACGCCCCGTGGGGCCAAGTCCATGCATGAACGGGTCCAGAAAGTTGTCCGGCCGGAGCGCTGGATTCCCAATCTCAAGGGCCGCGTCAAAAGGACCTACGAGCTGCTGGGAGTATGGAGGGACGTGGGATGACAGTACGGCTCAAGTCCCGGCTCCCTATGACCATCCGGGCACTACTAGAATGGAAGATGCAATATCGGGTGGATGTTGGTCCGACTATATGGACGCCCATAGCCTACTTTGTATCCCCCTATTACGTGGACATGCTGCTGAGTGATAAGCTGTTCCGGCGTGCCCACCGTGACCCTATCCGTGTCATGAGTCGGCGCTGGGTGTGGTCACGTTGGCGCTGTGTAATGTCCTTGGAGGGCCATGTAGCTGTAGCCAAACCGGAATGGGAGGGCCGCCATGCCCATTAAATCCCGCACTGTCCGTGTCTGTATAGACCACGATGAATGGTACACACACTTCTTCAGCGAAGCTACTGACTCCAGTTTCACAGTCAGGGAAGTACCTACCAAACTGTGGAAGGAGCACGAGAAGGCCCAAAAGGCTTGGGATGACGCGAGGGAGAAACTGTTGGTCTACTTTGACAAGGGGAAATCCTGATGCCTATTGAAACCAAACCCGTCCTATCCTGCGGCAACTGTGACGCGGACAAGGCTGAGGCCAACGGTTGGTATATCGTGTTCACGTCCCCCAAGTCCATCACAGTGCGCCCGGTCCATGTCACTGAGAACTACAAGGACCTGTCAGCCGACCCCAACGCCGACGCTGCCTGTGGCCGTGGGTGTGCTATCCAGATGGTGTCCAAGGCGTTGGCGGAACTGAAACATGAGGCTAAGGTAGGGGATCAGGACATGCCACGGCGCTGGCGCAAAAAGGCTGCACCCTAGGCTAGTCCCTAGGTAGTTTTAATCATAGAAATTGAGACCAAAGTCCTATTGGTTTGGTGGAACTGGAAAGGCATAATTAGATACAGGAGGGCACACCAAATGCTCAAAGCAGGCACGGAAACCGGAAGCGTCATCAATCATATCTACAGCCGGGTAGTTGGCACTACGCCGGAAGTCGGCATGGGAGCTACGATCCTCTGCTGGACAGATCGTCATGCTGGGACAATCATCAGGGTTACCAGGACCCAGGTCCATGTCCAGGAAGACAACGCTACCCGTACCGACAGCAATGGCATGAGTGAGAACCAGGACTATGCCTATGAGGCTGACCCCCAGGGCAAGGTCCATGTATTTCAGACGACCAAGAAGGGATACCGGAACCGGGCCGGAAATGGGTTGCTGATCGGGACGCGGGAGAAGTACCACGACTACTCTTTCTAGGTGATCTTGCGCCGCGCAAATAGGGTGAGATATGGATGGAGCAGGGGATGGGGAGAGGGCATACTGGGGACATGAAGAACACATGGAAAGATCGACAGGATGCCATCCGCATCCTTCAACGCTGTGCTTACCAGGCAGCCAGCCAGAGACCTGTCAACAGTGATGCTGTGACTACGCTTCACAACGCTGTGTTTTATTTGCTGACTGGTCGCCTGCACGAGCATCGTGGTTCGACTTCACCATGCCTACGAGCAATCACTGAGGAAGTCAATAAGGGGGCGTCCAAGTGACCCACCCTGGTCGTCTCTCCACATTCCTATCCATCCTGTGCATAGTCCTGGCCGGGGTCCTGGGCCTTGTGCTGGCCCTCATCCACCCCGGCTGGGCGGTCAGGCTCACCCGATACGTGAGCCGTTCCATGGTGGGCGGCCGGCGTAGGCGGCTAACCGGACGGCACACGTCCCAAACGTCGGTCCATGGCACACGCCGGCCGCCTGCCTCCAAATCCAGGGGGATGTATGCATTACCTGACCACAAGAAAGCGGATGAGGGCTCCAGGAAAGTGGGGCTATGTTCTAGTTGTGTTGTGCGGCGAACTTCCCACCCGAAACCCATTCAAGATAGGCACTACGGACCAGGACAGAGTAACGTGTCCCAAGTGCCTGGGGCTATTGAGGAGATTAAGGCACGAGGTTCTGCAAGCAGCCCTGAAAGCAGCTACAGCAAAGAATCCAGCAACAGTCCTGCACTGCGCCAAGGATCTCGTAGACAAGTACCAGAAAGACTTCGGACCGAAGTCCAGTCCACCCTCGTCAACCTTGGAATGAGCCAGGGTGACGCCAGAGGGTTGGCCAAGCAGGCGGTACGGGGTAGGGACTTTGATTCAGCTCTAAGGTGGGCGATCAGTAACAGGATGGCGGCATGAGTCTAGGCAACAATCGCGACTACCAGACCACTGACCGGGTGACCCGCAAGGCGCTGAAGGCCCACAAGGAGCGCATGGACAGGATTGCAGCATCGGGTGTGCCGACGGCTGAAGCCTCCAAGCGTGCTATGCGGTCAGCATCCTGCGATGGGAAACCGGAAGATTGTACAGCCTGGATCTGGCTCCACACAGACCCGGATGACCAAAAGCTGTGGCAGACTTGCCTTTCGGTTGCCTACAATGCTGATGCCAAGGACCCTGTGGGGACAGCCGAGAAAATGTACAAGGTTCATGGGGGGACGGTGGGTAGGGCGGCATGAAAAAAGGACAGCGTAAACATCGTGAGAAGAGGCTTATAGCCACCACCACCTTTCGGTCTATTAGGCGCACTAATCTCATAACCGTTCCACCAGAAATGGTCCCTTGGCCACATGGCACAAGACTCATATTACGTTGGGATGAAGGGTCAGAGGCACTGCTGATACGACGTGAAGTAGATGTTTATGTGGAAAGGAAAATCTGAGATGACATTCGACATTTTCTCTCTCATCATCCTGGTCCTGGCCATTGCCGGGATGTACCTTGGCTGGCGGGCCTCCATCTACATCGGACGCCTACTGCTGATCCTGTGGCGGCTGGGGATAGCCGCTGTGTTCGGGTGCCTGGCCGTGTATGTGTTCTGGGTTGCATGGCCGTGGCTGGTGGAACTACAGCACCAGGGACAGGTTCACTTCCCGACTGCCGACTGGAAAGTGGTGGTCAAATGACAACCCCAGCTCAATGGCCTGAGCCGGAACCCCTGCCCGGTGAATCGAGGCCCACCCTGTTGAGACGGGCTTTGCTGTGGCTGGATTACGTATCCCTATTGCGGTTCCGGCGTCGGCAGTGGGAGAGGATCAAGGACCAATTCCCAAACCTGTACAGGTGGTAAGTCAATGCCCAAAATCTGCTACACCTATAAGAACTTCAGCCCCGCCGGGTTGGCCACAATCACTACCGCCAACGAGATCCTGGAGGAGTACGCGGCCCAGGGATTTGATCTCACCCTACGCCAACTGTACTACCAATTTGTGGCACGCGGGTTCATCCCCAACAAGGACGCGGAATACAAGAAGTTGGGCGGCGTTGTCTCCGATGCACGGTTGGCCGGCCTGATCGACTGGGACTACATCGTGGACCGGACCCGTAACATGCGTCAGAACGGCCATTGGTCGTCTCCTCAGTCCATCATTGAGTCCTGTGCCCGTGCCTACCAGATCAACAAATGGGCCGAGCAACCCAACTACGTGGAAGTGTGGATTGAGAAAGACGCCCTGGTCGGCGTGATCCAAGGCGTATGTGGCGCTGAAGACGTACCGTACTTTTCGTGCCGTGGCTACACGTCACAGTCGGAAATGTGGTCGGCGGCTATGCGGTTGGTCAACTGCCAGAGAGAAGGACGTAAGTGCCATATCATCCACCTTGGGGACCACGATCCGTCCGGTATTGACATGACCAGGGATATCCGGGACAGATTACGGCTGTTCTGCGCTGGGCATTCTGCCTCCTGGCACATCACTGTCCACCGTATTGCCCTAAACATGGATCAGGTCCAGGAGTACAACCCGCCGCCCAATCCGGCCAAGGTGACCGACTCCCGCTCCGGCCCCTACATTGACAAGTACGGGGATGAGTCCTGGGAGCTGGATGCCTTAGAACCATCAGTGCTGGTGGGGCTTATCCGTGACAAAATCAACGACTTACGGGACCCTGACATTTGGGACGGCGCTTGCCGTGCAGAGGCAGTACAGCGTGAGACTTTAGGGGAGGTTCACCGGCAGTGGGCCAAGGTAGTGAAGTTGGTGAAAAAATAGCACCCAAACCCCTTGCGCCCATCCCTTGATCCGGGCTATTCTTGACACAGCTAGAGAGGACCCAAAACCCCATGGCACTAACCCTATCCTTTGGCGTTGACGAATACACCCTGGCCAACGGTTCCGACGAATCCGACCCAGCCGAATATGGCGATCCGGTTATCATCGAATCCGGCGGCAATACCTACATTGCCCTGGTTGAGGAAACCGATGCCGGGGACCGCATATCTCTCCTGGGCGACGACTGGGTTTTCAAGGGCCGCATGGTCAAATGCGGCTTTGACGAATACGACGAAGTAGCAGACGAGATGGAGGAAGGTGATGGACCCGACGAAGGTACCCTGTCCGGCAGTGCGGCCGACTCAGACGATGACGACGCTGGGGATGACTCTGACAGCGACTCCGACGACCCCGACGAGGACTGACTGCCCCACGGACCATGCCACGGATCACGTAACCTGTATCGACTGTGGCCAACCTCTAGGTGGCACCCGCCGCCTATCCGACATTGACGGGCGCTGCCGTGCCTGTTTCTTTGACCATTCCCTGCCCCATGGCCAGCGTGGCCTCTATGACCTGTTGGAAGGGGCAGCCTAACCAACCCCTGACCACATGAACCATTTTAACCATAGAAAAGGAAAAATGACGATGCCTGAAACCGAATCCACGACCCCCGCCACGGAATCCGTGGCACCACCCAAGGCCCTGAAGTCCAGACGCGGACCCAAGCCGCCGGACAGCCCCAAGGTGCTGACGATCACCAGCGCCGCCGTATCCAAGGGGAATGTCTACCGGCTACCCCCAAGCGCCATTTTAGTACCCAAGGAAATGAACGGGCGCAAGTATGGATCTACTGACACCAAGGACCTGATCCGGGATTTCCTCAACCCGGACGTGGGACAGCTTCAGCCCATCGGGGTACGGCAGACCAAGGACGGCGTGGCCGTGGCCTATGGGTTCCGGCGACATGCGGCGGCCCTGGAGATCGAGGAAATGGGCTTGGCCAAAAGTGGTGAGTCCTTCCTGATTGACTGTATCCTGGTCAAGGGCGACGATGACGCCGCCTACACCAAGAACGTGTTGGAGAACATCCAGCGCCAATCGACCACCCCCATTGATGACGCCTACAACATTGACCGGCTCACCACGGAGTTTGGCAAGTCCCGTGAGGAAGTAGGCAAACTCTATGGCAAGGGCGGCAAGCCCCGGTCGGCGTCCTGGATCTCACAGACGTTGAAGCTGCTGACTCTGCCGGCGGATATCCAGAAGAAGATTCACAGCGGGGAGATCGGGGTGGCTGCTGCCTATGAGCTGGCCAGCGCCGATGAGGAGACGCGGGAGGAAGTGGTCAAGGCTGCCAAGGCCAAAGGTGGCCGTGTGACCAGGGAGGCAGTGTCAGAGGCACGGCGGGAAGCGGCGGAAAAGGCCCCCAAGGCTGGTAAGGCCAAAGGTGGTAAGGGGAAGACTGCCAAACCCAAAAAGGGCCGCACGCCGTCTGAGGAACGGGGCCGGAGCCGCAAGGAAGTCCAGGTGTTCTTTACCCAGTTGGCCAACTTGGTTGAGACCAACCCCACGATGGCCGAACAGGACAAGGAAGGCCAGACCGTGGAGCTGGGCAAGCAATTCCTGGCCTGGTTGGGCGGCAAGGGTACGAACAAGACCATGTGCCGGCGGCTGATGAAGTACGGGGCGTTGGTGGAGTAATCTATGAGACTGCCCCAGGAGATACGCAAGGATTACAAGCGCCGTGTCTTTCTACATGCGGCGCTCGTGGTGGTGTCGGCAATTACGCTTATCGTTGTTTGTGTCGTCGGCGGCGCGGTCATGCTCTCCACCATTGACTGGTTGGAGATCATCCGTCAGGTCGGTGTGGCGTGGCGCGGTAATTGAAGGGAGGGATTGACAATGGCCAAACGTAGAAAGAATCCGGCGTACACAGGACCGGACGTGAGGATAGGGGAATCTGCCAGCGGAGTCGATGCTCCTGATGCTGGTCCTGGCACTCCCCATCCGCTGTCACCCGATATGGCGCGGGCCGTTGCCTCCTTGGCCGGCGGCGTCATGATATCCAGCAGCAACATGGAGATAGTGGATGAGTTACGGAAGACCAACAAGCTGCTGCGCCAGATGCTTGAGTTCATGGAGACTACCAGGCTCATGGTCCGTTGAGTTTCCCCCCACGGGGCGCTTGACCAATTCCACCTTCAGGTTGAGCGCCCCTCTATACATGGCCTACCCGCCATATCAAAACCACATTCCCCAAACCCAACCAACAGAAAAGGACAACTCAAAATGAAAAAGCTGATTGTACTGTCACTGCTCATCACCTCGTGCCTCATTGGCCAAGTCCTCCCCACGGACTCACGCCTGGGGCTCACTCCCCCCACCTTGACGGACTTCTCCTGGGTCAACCAGGGAACCCATAGCGCCAACCAGAATGCCAGTGGCTCCCTCACCATGTTCCATCCCGGCGCGGCCGGCGTCGGCTTCAACTGGGGGCTAGTAGTCAAGGCCATCCCCACAGCACCCTATTCCATCATCACGGCCCTTACCGGCCATCTCATGAACAATGCCCAATCCCTTGGCTTCGTGCTCCATGACAGCGCATCCGGCAAGTTGATTGTTTACTCTATTGGCATGTCAGATACCGGAAACACCTCCATTGCCAGTTGGAAAATGAACAGTCCCACCTCCTACGCCGGGGCCTACTTCACCTACAACAAGCCCCTGGTGACGGGTGGACTGCTGCCCAAGTTTCTTCGCATCCGGGACCTGGGCAACGGCGTTCGTACCTTTGCCATCTCCCAGGACAATGAGGTATGGCTTACGGTCGACGCGCAGCTCACCACGGACTTCCTGACCGCTACCCATTTTGGTTATGGTCTACGGGGGACCGGCTCCGGCGCGGCGTCCATCATGACTGTGGCGCATGAGGAAATTACCAATCCCTAGAGTGCCATCTTGCAGTGATTCGTGGCCGGGTGTGTTCAATAGACCATACCCGCCACGGTCCAACAGCCCACAGGAAAGGTTCAATATGAGTTGCTACTGGGGTTATCGTTGTAGGACCTGTGACGAGGTATCCGATCATGAGGCCAACCACGGGGAGGAAATGCTGAATGAGCTGTGGCTGCTCCGGGATCACATAGTCCCACTATCCAATGCAGCACACTTTGACCTTAACCTGACAGGCAACCGTCAGATTGGCCGCTGTCTCGATTTCCTCATATCCCACCACGATCACGACCTGTGCCTCCACAGTGAGTACAGTAACGAGTTTAACCTGCCACTGCTACCAACATCTACGGCCACAGAGTTTTAATCCCCAAAAGACGAACGCCCCACGGTGGTTACCATGGGGCGCTGTCCCTACGTGTCGCTGAGGTGCAATCGCTGTACGTTCGGTTGGTTAGTTCCTACAGTATAGCCTATGTGCCACGGGATTTGGAAGGGGTGGCGGAAGTTTTTTTACGGCCCCCCTTGGTCCTGGCCCTGGGGGCTGGGGTGGCGTCCGGCCCAAAGGTGCTTTCATGGTTGGGTTGCCAGCCGGGAGGTGGTCCCGTAGTGCCTGGTACAGATCCACTGGACCCCATAGTTACTTGTGATTCGGGGGCCACTGTACCGGCCATGGGGTCGTGGCCATTGGGCATGGCTTGTGGTCCAGGGGCCGGCTCCTGGTCCGTGGCTTCGTCAAACGCAGTCAGGAACTCATACAGGAATTGACGTACGTACTGCTCCCGTGATGCCAAGTTCCGCCACAGGGGCTCATAGGTCCGCAACTGCATCAGGACGGCTTCCACCGATTCCTGCGGCGTTGGTGCAATCTGGGTCAATTGGTCATAGGTGGCATCACCCTGCCAGTCCAGGAAGAAGTCAGCGAAGTCGGCTCCGCTGCGTTCTGGGTCATTGATGAAGCGCAGGATACGTGGGGTCAGTTCCGCCATGAACTGCTGGAAGTCCTGCTGGCCCTGGGGGTTGGGAGTCTGACCTTGAGGCTGTGGGAGTTGGGCCGGGTTCATCCCAGGCTGTTGGGATATGTCCGGCGGTGGCGGGGGAGCCTGCCCGCTGGACCGTGCTGCTTGGGCTTGGAAATAGTAAGTAGCTGCCTGGGCCAGCGGACTGATGACCTGCATAGCCATCGGGGCTAGTGCCTCAAACCAGTTGAACTTGGACGAACGCTGTGATCCCGGTTGGAAAGTGTCCTGGAAGATTTCCCGGAGTTCCGCCAACTGACGCAGGTTCTTGAATGGGTCATCAGGCTCACCAGTGACGGCCGGGTTACGGTTCACCTGGTCCTGTTTCCGCTCCTCCCGTGACGCCCGCAGCTCCTCACGCATCATATCCAATTGTGCCGTGAGCACTTGGCGTTCGGCGTCCGACGCCTTTTGATACACGGCCATGATTGTTTCTAGTTGTCCAGGTTCACCCTTGGTGGACTTGAGCAGTTCGGCCAACGCCGTAGCCACGCCTACAAAGGTCTGGATACCACTATCACCGCCCCCGGAGGTGCGGCTGGCGGCGTCGGCTACCAGGTCCAGCGCACGTTTGGCCCCATGGGCTACCACCTCGGCCGCCCGTCCCTCATCACTGGAGGAGCGGTCATGCTCCCGTGACTTGTACAGGCGCTCGTTGGCCCTGTCCAGCCGGTCCAGCAGCTTGTCTACCTGTTCCATGGTCTTTTTTTCCTCCTCCTCAGAACCCCAGTTTTTCTTGGCCTTCATCTGTTTGATGTAAGTCGCGTTGGACGGGTGGGCCGGGTCGATTACCCCGATGTCCAGAATAGGCGGATAGGTGTTGAAATCGGCAAGCGGGCCGCGTCCCAGCAGATTGCAGTTGCAGATAGGTTGGTTGTTGGCCCCACGGTCGTTGATCTTGAAATGGTAGTCGCCGGACCCAAACATGCGGGCCACGTCGTCTATGGTCAGCGGCTTGTTGGGGATCTCCCCGGCGGCCGGGTCTTCGGACGGATCGTGGACACCGATGAATACCCGGCGGTTGTCTTCCAGCATCACGGGGAAGGTGCGGTAACCGTAGACCTTGAGGCGGGGCCGTAGCTCTGGGTTCTGGTGGCACTGCTCCCAGTAGCGGTGGAATTTGTCCCAGGAGAGTTTGAATCCGCCTGGGTTGGGGAAGATGGTCGGTAGTCGTCTGCCACGGGGTGGGGCAGGGGGCATCCGGCGGCGCGGTTCCTGCGGCAGATCCTCAAAATCATCGCTTGGTCCGGCCCCAGGATCGTCAACCGGGTCGTCGGACACCAACTCTGGGCCTAGTTCCAGCTCCAGGCCCTCAGAATCATCGTCTGGGGCGTTTCCGCCCGCCCGAACCGTCCGCAGGTACTTTGCAGGCTTCCGAGGTGGCCCTGTCAGCTTGGTTTTTTTGACTTTGCCACGAGCTGTGGGGGTCTTTTTTGCAGCCATTGTGGTCCTTTCATATGGTATGCAACAGACCGTACAGGCTACGTTGTTCAACAGGCACGTATGGACATATATATAACACTAGTAGATATTGACTGCAACCTTTGGCCTCTGTCAGTGTCAGGGTCGAATGGTCCATCAGTGTGTTCCAGGTAGTGGGTTGAGGCCGGCGGGGGGCCGCGTACCAGGCGCGTTTCCCCTGGAGGGATCTGGCCTTGACCCATGGGAGGGGGCCTAGCCCGCAGGATGCAGGCCCTCTACCATCCAGCCTTCGGTCGAGTCCTACCTACGCAGGAGAGCTACGTCCCGGATGACGCGGACGGCCAGGTTGCCGCCACCATAGATTTAATGCGGCAGTACGTGGTGGAGGATGCCCAGTCACTTGAGATCCGCAGGGATGCCCACGAGGCTGTAGGTACTATCGACTACGGCCACATCCCACAGCGTGAGATCGTGGACCGCGTATTCCGCTACGTGAAGCGCCGGCTGTCATTCGTGGGCGACGAGCGGCTGTCCTCGTGGATGGAAACTCCCGGCAGTGTCCCCATCATTGAAGTGCTGGTTCGGCCAAAACAAATGGCCGCCATGTGCGGTGATGGCCGCCAATGCAGCCGGTTGGGCGACTGCGACGACTTCTCCATGTATACGGCAGCACTGTTGACGGCGCTGGGTATCCGTACCGCGTTCGTGACCATCGCGGCGGACAGGGTTGAGGTGGGTAAGTTCTCCCACGTCTACGTTGCCGCCTACACCAATGAGGGGGAACGGATCGCGGTGGACACGAGTCATGGCCCACATCCAGGGTGGGAACACGCGCCCTATACCCGGATACAGGAGTGGCCAATTGGTGGCATGGGAGTTGGGACCGTAGTCGGCGTCGTGCTGCTGATGTACCTGTGGGCAAGAGGGGGGATCTGACCATGGCCGCTGTCGTTGGCCGCTACACGGTAGGCAATCAGGCTCAGCGCATCCGGCGTGCATTCTCGGCACAGTCGCTAGAGGGCACGATGAGTGTCCCCGGCGGACATGAACCATCCGGCGGCCTACGTGGCTACCTGGCATCCCGTGGCATGGGCCAGACCTGGTGGCAGGATCTCATCAAGACTGGCGTGGAGACAGTCAGCACGCGGTTCAAGTATGGACCTGGGACCGTGGTGCAGACAACGCCGCAGGGGACCATCTACTACCAGCAGCCGGAAGGTACGCAGCCGTCGTTGCCCATCATTCCGGGTTCATTGTCGTCGCAGCAGTATGGGGTAGCCACGCCGGAAGGTTTTGCCACCGGGTTCTCAGTTGGGACCGTGGCCCTGGTCGGGGTTGGCGTGCTGGTATTCATGGCCATGTCCCGGAGGAAGTAGTCCATGTACCTGGCGCAAGTATCGAGGCCCAGTGCTCCCGGTGGTGCTCCCGTGTCCATGGCCGGACTGGAGGAGTATCTGCCGGAACAGTTGAAAAGCATGTTGCCTTCCAGCGCAGGTGGACAGTTTGCGGTACTGGCAGCGGGGATGATCCTGCTGGCGATTGCGTTCAGTGGTGGCGTCGGTGGTGGGACCTATCGGGGGAAACGGTGACGGACGCCGAACGCACATACCTTCGGAAGATTCAGAACCAACTAATAAAGTTGGCAGAGCGCCGTGGGTACAACGACTCAATCAGAATTTCAGCAAGCTATCCGGGGTCACCAACGATTGGACAATTGCGTACTACGATCCACCCGGCGTGGAAGTCAGCCATTGAACAAACCGTGATCGAACTTGGTGGTAAGTTGCCCAAGAAAAGAAACCCACGAGGTAGGCGCACCATGACACGACGCACCAACCCACGATCCAAGTCCCGCGCCGGTCACAAATGGGGTGTCTACTGCAAAGGCACCCTGGCCTACGTCTCTGCCTCCAAACCTGACACGACCAAGGCCAAGACCAAACTCAAACGCGCCGGGTTCGGCATTTGCATGATTAAAAAGGTTGGGCCTAACCCGGTCAGCGGCAAGGTGCCGGTTGTCGGGTGGCGGGAACAGTTCAAGAAGGCAAGTCGGGTTACAGGGCGTGGGAGACAGAACCCGATATTCACGGTCGGTACGGCCACGGCCACGGGTCCAGGGTACGGGTATGGGTTGCCAAAAGCCGGCGGGGTACTTGCTGCAAGACGGGCGTGGATTCCGCCCAGGACCAAAAAGCCGCCGACGCCGCCGAAGAAGGACAGGCCCAGGATTATTCGGGGTAGGAATCCCGGCAAGGGGCCAACCTACTACTGGGTCGCTGAAGGCAAGATGCGTACTCCCGGACCTGAGCCGATTGGTTATCGGAAGCATGGCTCAATGTATCGGTACACGTCCAGGAAGGAAGCAGAAGAAACGGCCAACATCATCAACAGGCAAGAAGGGCGTTCCGGTGATGACAGGGTGCGGGTAGTAATCGGTACTGGGTCAAGTCCCAGGAAACGCAATCCGGGTGTACGTCCACGCCGCACTGTAGCCGGACCCAGCGCCAGGGCCGTGGCCGGCCGTATTGGACGGTCGGTAGGGGCACGGGTGATGAATCCAACTCGTATCCCCTACATGGGATTTGTGATTGTCAAAAAGAGGGGACGTAGTGGCGATGGCCGTGTCCGAACCTCCTATGACGTGTATTACCAGTCAAAGTTGGTGTGGCAGACAGACACGCTCAGACAAGCCAAGTCGTGGATAAACCCAACTGGTGCCAAGAATCCACGTGGCCGGGGACGGGATGCAGGGATTGGGACCAGGAGTGTGGCCAAGGGTGGGAGGTTACGCAATCCCTCCTATGAAGCCCTCAGCACCGTAGCCTATCGTGCTGGGTTCAAGGTAGGCAAACGTGGTGGCAAGAGACAGGCACCATCCCAGTCACAAATTGAGACGGCCATTAAAAGGGAGTTTGGTTCCTACAGGAATCTGATTCCAAGTATGCGTACTGAGCTGCAACGGAGTTACTTGGCCAACTGGCGGGTAGGTGCAGCAGATGGGTTGGCTGAGATTGGTGGCAGTGCATACAAATATGGGTCCAAGGTTGCCAGGCCAAATTCACGACGCCGCAATGCCGCGTCCGTGCTGCGTCGGCGGACCAACCCCCATACCCGTGTCAACAACCCACGCAAAGGCTACGTGGTCCAGGTCGGCAACTCCGTGGCCTGGGTTGGTCGTCTTGCCACTGAAGCCCAGAAGGCCATGAAAAAGCTGTTGGCTGCTGGTCACAAGGCAGTCAAGGGGTTTGAGGCCAAGCTACCGGCCGGGTTCAAGCGTGGGTGGCGGAAACAGTTTCGCAGGGTGAGTAACCCGTCACGGTCATCCAATCCAATAAAAAAGTACATGGTGTTCAACGGGCGTGGGCGCGGAGAGCATTCCTACCATGCCACGCTACGTGCTGCCTTGAGTAAGGCGGAAGCAGTAGCACAAAAACAAGGGGAAGCCTCTATCCATCGGTGGGATGGTAATCGCTTTGTGGGATACAAGCAAATTGAACGTGGGTATAAAGCCAACCCGTCATTTGGTAAAGGCAAGCTGGGCACCGGTTCCAGGTTCCGCAAATGTGTATCCACCATGAAGCGCCGTGGGGTGCGTAGTCCTGGTGGTCTGTGTACATCAATCGGCAGACGCAAGTATGGGGCTAAGAGAATGGCGGGGATGGCACGGAAGGGGAGGCGACGGTCTAATCCCGGAGTACTGGATTACCGGGAAGGCTACGTAGTTTATGCAACCACGGGGTTCAACAACATCGCGTGGGTTGGCAACACCGTAGCCTCTGCAAGGAAGGCTGTATCACGACTCAAGAAACGTGGATACTCCAGCGCCAGTGCCCATAAGGCGCGGTTGGAAAAGAGCATCAAAAATGGTTGGCGGGCGGCTTACAGGTAATGCAACAAACCTCCTACAGATCGGCTCTTGGTGGACACGTCTCACGTCCCCCCGGCCGTGGTGTGCGTGGCATCAACTCCCGTGTGCAGGACACAGCCTGGCTGCTGTCCCACGTAGCCCAGCCCGCCAGTGCTGACGCCACGCCATCCCGCCGTGTCCGTGAGCGCCGCCGCCATGGTCACCCTGGCGCATTCTCTGGTATCAATTCCCGTGTGCAGGACACGGCTTGGCTACTCAGTCACGTGGGCCAACCAGCGCCGGCCGCAGCCCGTGGCGTCTACCGCCGCAGTGATGGCTCCCTTGGTTCCCTAGGCTTCCTTGATCCCATCACCCAAGGCGTCATCATCGGCATGGGTACGGAATGGGCGCTCCGGGCCATGAACACGGACCCGCAGCTTGAGGAGCTGGAACGTCAGGCACGGATTGACAAAGCGGCCAAGGCCCTATCCCGTCCCATGGAACACCGTGGCGTGGTCGGCTATGACAAGTTCATCTACGTTGACCCCAAGCCGTTCCACCAGACACAGAACGGACTAGGTGGGCTTGGTCAGGATCTTTCCGAGTACTTCACACAGGGACAGACAACCCAGGGCGGATTCCGTCTACCGTCTGGTGGTTCCACAACCCAGGCTGCTGTGGGCACAGGTCTGGCAGTAACATCCGCCGCCATTGCATCAGGTAGCTCCCTGGCATCCAGCTCCGTATGGCTTGCCGCCGCCGGTGGTCCCATTGGTCTGGCCGTAGCAGGCGTGACCATTGGACTCATGGCCCTATTCAGCCGCAAGAAGCCGGGCCAGAAACGCGCCACCACTGAAATTGTGGACAGCGTAGAGCCCATGATGCAGCAAAACCTGGCTGGTTACATGTCCGGCCCCCACACGGTCTCATCCCAATACCAGGCGTTACAAAACTTTGACGCCGGCTGGGACTACGTGGTCAAGTCCTGCGGCATCCCTGACATGGGCACGCCCGGTAAATGGTGCATTGACGACCGCAAACCCGGTGGCCAGTGGGACTGGTTTGCACGCTACAGGGACCCAATCGCCAATGACCCGGATGTGGTCCCTGATCCCGGCCTGGTAGCCGAAGTGGACCCTGTGACAGGTCAAACGGTGTACCGGACCCAGGGCACTGGTGACATGGGCAATCTCACCCCACTGCTGATTGCCGGAGTGCTGGCTTTCGTGGCATTGCAGATGTGACCTGGAGTTTAGTGATTAAAACGAACTGAGACCACAGATCATGGCACACGTAAAGGTCAACGAGGCGCAACAGGCGGGCGCGTTCAACAACGGCGCGGTGGGGCAACAGTCCCGTGCGCTGTGTCCGTATCCCTACGTGTGGGACCGGGTGCGGAAAGCCTGTGTGCTGCCGGATGAGTTTGCCCAGGTTCGTGCCCAGATGGACCGCGTGCCCATGTGGAACTGGCTGAGCTACCTGGACTGGCCCGGTGCTCTGCCGACTCGGTACAACGGCATTGGTAGTCTTGGGGCCAACTGCCCTGAGGGAAGCGGGCGTACTGCTGCCTATACCGGGCCGGAGGGTCCTGACGGTTGCCGGTGCAGCCCAGGCCGTGTCTGGCACAACGGCTATTGCCAGTCGCCACAGTCAGTGGTGCAACAGTCCAGCGCATCCGCCTCCGACTATGCCTCCATGTCGGTTGAGCAGCAGATGGCACAGCCGCTCAGTGACTATGCCAAGCAGTATTTTCAGCAGACCAGGCACACGGTCAATTGCAAGTTGGTGTATCCGTCTAATGTGCCGGGTGGTTTGAACTACCCGACCATGATGTGTTCGATTGACGGCGGACCCTATGAGCATGGGGCCTATGCCATCAACCTGAATCCGGGGACGGCAATTACCTCGGCGGCCAGGACACAGGCCACGGCGGCGGCAATCCAGCAGGGAGTACCCACCTCGGCTATTGGGACTCCTGAATCCCAGGCTGCAATCACGGCGGCTGTCAATGCTGCGGCTGGTGGATCTGTGACTGTTCAACAAGATGCTGCGGCGGTAGCTCAGCAGGGGGCACAGTTACGCCAACAGTTGATGCAGTCCTTGGTCAAGGGGTTGGATATTGAGCGGTCCGATGGACGGGTAAGCTGGCGGGCGGCCATTGCCTACAACGCCAATTCCAGTCTGGAGATGGTGCAGGAAGCGCTGAAGGTGCCGCCGGGATTCTTTGTCGGTGAGGGTGTGGTGTCAGGAGATGGCCAGACAGTGACGGCAGTTACGGACTATGGATACTTTGGCACGGGTGTTGGCGCTCCGGCTGGGGATGGGGATGGTGGACTGTTTGGTGCCTTGGGTGACCTTCCCTGGTGGGTATGGGCCGGTGCAGCAGTCGGCGGCTACATGGTGATGAGTAAGAAATGACAGCCCAGTTGCCAAACATAGTACGTCAGGGATTGCGCTACGGAATGCTGGGAGTTCCCAGCATGGCTGCTGTGCAATCGGTTGCCACGGCCTGTGGTTCCTGTAGTGGTGGGGCTATTGGTGCAGGTGCATTGTTGGCTTTGTTGGCAGGGGCAGCCCTGTTTGTGGCAACAGGCAGCAAAAAGAAAGGGAAGTGAATGGCCAAAACAAGCGGCATGGGCGACATGGGCGGGGTGGTCAAGTACGCGGCCATCGGTGCGGCCATCTACTTCGGTTACAGGTGGGCAGTAGGCGAGGGCATGATCCCAGATTACGTGGGACTGGCCAGCGACGTTGCCCCCATATCGAATGGTGGACAGGTCCCGATTACCAATACCACTGGCCAGACGCCGGGCCAACAAAATGATGCTGGGCAACAGGTTGGCAGCAATACCGTGGGCGGCGGACAGTCCGGCGGCGGCAACGTCAAGGACCAGGTGTGGCAGGCAGCGAAGGGTGAGGCCACTGCCAATGGTGGGGAGCTGCACTTTTGGCAATGGAACTTTTATCTGCCAGCGAATCTGCCCGCCGTGGACCCGTTTGCTGTGCCGGAGTCACTGTGGCAGGCCACGAAATTGGGAAGAAAGCCACTGGGCGTAGACGACGTGCAGAACACACCACTGACGATTGACCAGTGGTGGGCCATGGTCAAGGGTCCCATGGGACTTGGCCGGGTCAATGGCAACGGCATGGCCGGAGTCAACTGGTGGGGCCAACAGGCAAGTCTCTACGAAGGGGGCAACTAAATGGTGATATTTGACTGGCGAAGATGCCCGGCACAACTGGTGCCTCCTCCGGGACCGGCCGACTACGGGCCGTTGGCCGCCGACATCGGTACGCGGACTTTTGGGGACTGGGCACCATCCCCGGATGTGTACCTGGAGGACTGTCCTGGGATATCCATGACAGAAGGGCTGGCACCATTTGCCATCGGCGGCGTGCTGGCCTGGGTGCTGTTGCGAAAGGGCAAGTGATGAACCTCAAGGTTATTGGTGACGGTGGAAACAAGGACCTGAACCGTGTGCTGTACATACCGGACGGTTCCTACGTGGAAGACGGGGAGGAACTTGATAGCATCGTGTGCCGCGCCCCCGGTAAACAGCCCATCGTCCATTACTTCACCAAAGATGGTCTGTACGATGGCTGGGCCGTTCAAGCTGACCCTGGGATGACAGATGAAGAATGCAAACAGGAAGTAGAGCAAATAGAGGCACTACAGGTCAAGTGGTAACAGACGATGCAAATACCTCCGCATGTGAAAAACAATCCGAACTACACGCTGTTGGCTCACTACTTTGAGCCGGAGGAAGTGGTCCGTATTGTGGAGTCACGCATCCCGATCAACAGGCCAGGAATCGTGCCCAGTCTGCAAGTGCCACCGGGTGCCAAAGACTGCGACCAGATCCCGGTGATGGACATGGACGGCATGGGGCGTGTATTTGATCCACGTACTGCGATGGGCAACGTGGACTGGATGGCCAACGTTCCGTTGATCCAAGCCGGTACACCTGTCACCCGCGCTGAGGACCAGTGGTGGGGAATGCTGCCGTCTCTGTTTTCACCGCCGCCTACGGTGACAGGTGGGCAGCCACCATTAGCGCCACGACCGCCGGACACGGCCCTGGCCTGGGTGAATGACAACTGGTTGCTGATTGCGGGATCTTTGGTCGGCCTACTGGCCTTGAGCACTTTGACGAAAAAGTAACGAATGCCATTGATTTCAAAATTCGAGCGATTGGACCATGACGCCATGCACAGGTGGACAGCCAACCGTGGCATGGGTCAGACACCGTGGTATCAGTACATCCCGCTGTGGCCCAGTGAGAGGGAGACGAACCCCTGTGCTCCATCACCGGCCTGGTGTGACTACCTTGGCCAAGCAGGTGCCATGGTAGCCGAGTGTTTGCCAATTGACCCATCCAAGTGTCAGGCGGCTGATTTTGGGCCAGCGATGACTCCTGAGATGCGTCAGCGGGCGATTGAGGCTGGTGACAAGTCAGTAGCGGCTTATTGCAGAGCCAACCCGGAAATGTGTTCTGCCTATAGCACATGGGCTCTGGTCACTGGCAAGCCGCCAGAGCCAGGTACGAAACCAGTAATCAACTATACGACCATGTTTCTGATCGGGGCGGCGATTTTCGGCGTAGTGGTCTTGGCCAAAAGGTAAGGGACGAAGGTAAGGGAGAAACAAACTATGTGGATCAACCACCATCCGGCACCAGGATTCGGGGATCTCATCCCAGGCTTCTTTGTCGTGCCACAGAATCCCATCGTGGATAACAAGTCCCGTGCGCTGATGCCATATGGTTTCGCCGGGGACATCGGCTACGTGCCCAAGTTCGGGGACCTGATGCCGTCCAGGTTGGCAGTGCCCAGTAACCCGTTGATCCGGGCTCTGCGGGCTGGCATGTCCGGCTGTTGCTGTGGCGGGGATGGTGGCAGCGGGGATACGAGCGGCCAAGGGACCAACGGTGCTGCGGCCAGTGACACGGCTACGGGCTACGTGAACGGTGCCCCTGTCCTGGGTGCCGGCGTGGGTGAATTTGTCCAGGGCCTTGACCTACAGACCTTGGTCATTGGTGGGGCGTTGGGGGCCATAGTCCTGGGGCTGTGGAAACGGTAGCCGGTATACGGGACACGGGGCAGGAGTTTTAATCATAAAAATGGCGCGTAGGGTACAGAGACGGAGGCGGAATGCTTACGGGGAACCCACGACCCGCAAGCATCGTGGTTATTCCTATCAGGTCACGCGCTATGACTTGGATGACCCTAACCAGTTACCAGTGCGGATGACATTTGACAGCAAGGCTAAGGCGGTTGCTGCTGGAAAGAAGGAGTACAAGCGGACTGGGCATCCGGTTGAGGTATTTGATCCCAACAGAAGACAAACGGTTTGGGAGTCTCCAGGACATCAGGAGCATGTGGAAGGCACACGGCGGAACCCATCTATTACTGACCTGATGGATGAGCCACATTACCGGGGACGTACCAAGCACATAGTGCAGAAGCATTCACACCTTATTGCTGAAGGGACCAAGATGTTTGGCAATCGGCAAAAGGGTATTGAGTGGGCAGCGGAAATGCTGAAGCGCCGGTCCTATGACCAGGAGAGCGGGGTCACGGACAGCCAACAGGTGAGGGAGGCAGAATATTTGAGGGAGGCGGCACATTTCTGGAGGGCGACTGGTAAAGAGTTGAATCCACGGCCTGCCATGACTCAGCAATTGGCCCGTGCGGCGGCTACGGATGCTGCCAATCGTCAGATGAGGGAAGCAGGCCGTACCAAGTGGAATGAGGATGATTACGACTTGGCCGCCCGTGAGTTCAACCGGCTGTGGCCTGAGCCCGGACGCCGTAACCCCACAGCAGTCAACTGGTATGACGCTGGCTACTCCCATGGGGAACAGGAGCGCCGTGGTGCTGATACCGGGATCGCTATAGACCCTGACATTACGATGGGTCAGCAGTTTGAGTTTATGTGGGGACGGGCCGGGGAGCCTACACGATCATATGGAAAGAAACGCACTGAGTTTATGCGCGGATTCTATGATGCGTGGACCCATAAGGACAGGAGTAGGATCAAGCGCCGACGCCGTAACTCCATCACCGGGAAGAAACTGATTGCCCAGTGGCCTGATCGCTATACCTCAGGCGGCTACGGCTACATCCACGGTGACACCACGGCGGAATTGTTGAAGGCAATCAAGTCTAAGGTGGAGAAGGACCCTCAATATCTCCGCTTCACCATCAGCCGCACGCACGGCAAGGATATTGGTGTTGGTGACGTGGACCCCAGCGCCGGCACCATCAAGTGGAACAACTGGAACGCCAGAGCCGAGAAGGTCATCAAGTTCCGCAGTCCTGGCAAGTGGGCTGTGATGCCGTTTGATGAGAGTGGGGTATATGGGGAAAGCCTGAAGCCTATCAAGGTGTTTGACACTTACCAGAAGGCTGATAGGTGGCTGATGGCCTATGAGGGGGATTTGAGGCTGAGTGGCGTGCCGAGGAAGGTCAATGGCCGGGCTAGGGGTATTGGGATTACGGCGACGAGGAAGGCGTTAAGGAAATTCAAACGGAATGGGAATGGGAACCCTGGAGAAGTGACACGGGGTGGAAACAACCCTGACCGTTATGTACCCCGATTCATCGACCCTAAGGACGCTGGTGAATTGGTGAATCTCTACCATTTGGCTCGTGTGCCACTGAGTGGGACTGGGAAAAGTGGGCGGTATGAGCAAATGCTGTGGGCGTCAAAAGAGTTCTCCAAGGCACACCCAGAGATCAGCAGCACGGCAGCATACAAGGACCTGGACGGACTGCTTAGCAACTGGTTTGTGGATGAAAGTCCAAGGCGTGGTAGGGGAAGGCGACGTAATCCTAACCCTGCCACCATGCAGGACGCCGACCAGCTCTATCAACAGTTCCATGGCCGTGGTCCTAAGCAAACCACCGAAGTCCGTACCGTGATCTCATCGCGTGACAACCTGGCCGAACTTGGCGAACTGGCTGAACTGGACGTACACCTGATGACGGATGAAAAGGTGCGGCTCCAGTTCCCCAAATCCGGCCGCAACGTCATCATGCTGTGTTCATCCCCTGATGGACGCCAACTGTACTTTGAGGGCGGCTCACAGTACGTGGACCTAAGTCAACTGGGCATGTCAGGCCGGGACTGGGTACGCGATCACATGGCCCTGGGCGTACTCCAGGTGGTGACCTACAGGACAGAGAAGGGTTTTGACAAGTTTGAGCTGATTGACTACTTCCACAAGCTGGGGGAAGTGACAGGACAAAAGCCCGTATTGAACTATGACACGATCAACCACCTGTTATCCGTGTCCGGCGGCCAGTACGAAGTACGTCCTGAGGGGATTGTGAACTGACGACATGGACCGTGGACTATGAACTGCGGACTACGGACCACGGCTGTAGGAGGCATTTACGGTGATGGATTGGAGACTAGACTTTCACACTTGAATGAGCCGGGGACGGCTAAGGCCATAAGCGGCTCGTCCGGCCCCACATTGACACTTTAGAAAGGAGAAACACAATGGCTGTTGCCAGTACTTCCAACACGTTTCAGGGGACGGACCTTTTCCGTACTGATGTGATTGCCAATGCGGCTTCCAACGTGGCCATCACGATTGCCCATGGACTTGGGGCGATCAAGGCTGCCGCCGGAGCCGGTATTGCCGGTCTGGCCCCGCTGATCGTGACCCTGACGGATCTGACCGCTGTGGGTAACACGTCGGGTTGGTTCCTTACCAGTATCAACACCACCAATGTTGTGCTGGGCCGGACCACCACGTCAGCGACCCAGAGCGCCACGCCGCAGGTGCGGGTCCACGTACAGCGTCCACATTCCATCGGGCGCTAGGTACGGAACAAGTGACACGTGGCACAAGTCACGTAATCGAATTTCTTTCCGTGGCTCCCGGTAATGGAGCCTGACTGAAAGGAGTAACAGACAAACATGCAACGCATCATTCGAGTCAGGCGGATTGCCAACCCGGTGAGCCGCCGTCGAAAGTCAAAGTCTTCGGCCACGAGACGGAAACGGGCCACACGTGCCCGCCACCGTAGCCGGTCGAAAAACCCGCTCCGGGTCATTACGCTCGGGGCACTCAATCCAAGGAGAGCGAAAGTGAAGAAACGCAGAAAGCGCACTACCGCACGTCGGACGCGCCGCCGGAATGCCTCCTACACGGCGCGACCCCGACGACGCACGCGACGGCGTATCTCGGCTGCCCCGCGCCGCCGACGACGCAACGCTACCCGTATCGTGGTCCGCAGGAGCAACCGCCGCCGCCGTAACCAGCTCGGTGGGGCAATGGCTGGGCAGGTGCAGGAAATCTTCGGTGGTCTGGTCGGTGTGACCGCCACCAAGTTCATTTCCAACGCACTGCCGGCCAATCTCAAGTCCACGCCAATCATGGCCTCTTTGTCATCCATTGGGGCGGCATTCGCGGCCGGTTGGCTGGGTGGTCTGTGGAATCGTCAGTTTGGGGCTGCTGTCCGGTTTGGCGGCTTGATGCAGGCCGGTTCGGTTCTGCTCAATGCCTTCATCCCGGCCATTGGTTCGCAGCTTGCCCTTCAGGGTATGCGTGGTCTCGGTGATCTGGTTCCCGGTGCCTACCCGGTGCCTCAGAACCCGTTGAACCCGAACCAGGCGAACTATCCGGCTTACGGGCGTCCGATTCCCGTGGCCGCCAATGGCACCTATGGAGCCGGTGCGCCGGTCACCATGAACGGTGTGTCCAGAGCCTTTGGGAGGGCTTTCTAGGTCCAAGCTGGATCTAAAGCGACTGTAGCTGTGGTCTCAAGTCCATAGCCCACGGTCGGCGGGAGGGGGGCATGAACGGCCCCCCGATCTCCCCCGCGTTGTTCTGTCAAGTGAGGAAAAGGAAAAACAAATGAATCCGATGACTCCGCAGCAACAGATGATTTTTGAGTCCTTTCAGAGCGAAACGTATGTCCAGAATCGCATGGACGTGCAGCATGAGCCTCTGTGGGACACCGTGACCTACAACGCCGCCGCCACGATCACCACGACCAACAGCGCGTTCTACACGTCTGTGGGTCCGGCGTCCGGTAAGACTTTGGCGCAAACCAACATGAGGACGGCTAACGAGTTGGCCGCCCCTCAGGCATTCTCTATCCTGGGAATGCGGTTCCGGTATGCGGAAAACATTCTCCGCTCGGACCTGTTGGGCATCGTCAACGGTTTTGCCATCTCGTTTGTCCTGGGTGACAAACCGTATAACCAGGGACCGCCTTGGTTCTACAATGCCGGGGGCGGCATCCACGGTTTCAGCTCGATCACCGACGAGGCCACCTACAACAACGGTAACCCGTCGCGTGAGGCCATGCACAAGCTGGCCATCCCGATTGTCATTGAGAACAAGATGAATTTCTCGGCGGCTCTGATCGGGAACAACCTGACTTTGGCGGCGGGCGCGGTCGGCGGCACCGGGGCATTGCTCCAGTTGCTGCTGGACGGCCTGCACGCCCGTGGTGTCCAGTAGCCATAGTCCTTGGTCTAACGACTAAGAGGCTGGGTTACTGACCCACCATTGAGTGTGGGAACCGGATGCGCCTCCTAGGTCCGGTTCCTGCTCCTGCCGACATGATAGGTGCTCTCTTGGCCGGGGGTCCCTAACTGAGTCGGCCCATCACCCTGGACGGGGGGTTTTCGTCGGCTCCCCGTCCATTTATTGAGGCCGGATGACGACACACAGATAAGGAGATAGAACATGTTCCGTGCAGGAATCAATCCCTATGCGCCGCCGGCCTACAACGGCATTGGCCAACTGGACGTACCGGGCGGTTACAAGGACCAGTCATTTGATTACGTGTTCAACGTGACGTTGACCGCGTCACAGGTCCTCCAGACACAGTTGTCCGTCGAAAACGATGCTGACTTCCCCTGGCGTGCAACGGTCATCAACCTGTTTACCGGGGCGTTCTCGGTACGATTCAGCGACTCCGATGACTACTGGCTATCCAGCGGCCGGATCATCAATACGAACATCCAGGGCAATCCGTCCAGTCCCTACCCGGAGTTCCCGGAAGTTATTATTCCAGCCGGTGGCAAGATTGGCATTGACATCGCTGACTTGTCCGTTGCTGAGAACACGATCCAGATTTTGTTCCGGGGGGTCAAGCGATTTGCTATTGCGTAGGTGAAAAGGAGAAAGGTGATGGCTAACAGGAAACGACGAAAGAACAGTAACTCAGGTGACTGGAACCCATGGATGCTACTGGGCCTGGGGCTGCTGACACGGCTCATGCCCAGACCCAAGTTTGAGGCATACTGGTGTCCAGTCAATAACCAGATCATGAACCGGCCAGGACGCGGCACTGACATTGATGACTGTTTTGCTGAGCACTTGCACCGTCCGGTGACTACGGAGCAATGGGCTGACGTAGGCCGGATGCCGGACGGCCTCAGTTGCCTATTCTGTGGCAAGAATCACGGCGACTTTGGGCTATGTGCTGACTTGGACGCCAGGGAACGTAGCAAGAAGTTCTGGGATGGCAAGGTGAACCAGGATGCGTGAACAACACTACAAGACGCCAGAGGGCATGGTCGATATTCCCTACTTCTGGGTATTCGACGGACGGTCCTTGACCAATGGTACCAGCCCATCCGGCAACATCATCAACATCACTGATGCAGACTTCTATCTCCGCTCCGTGGTCGGCATGGCCACGGTGGCCTCACGCTGGCTCTACTATAACCCATCTGAGTCCCAAGCCATGGGGTTGGGTGTAGAGCATGGCGCTGGCGGCACTCCCTTACTGGTCAACGCCAACAACCGCTGGACAGTGGTCCCGGAAAAGTTCTTCCCTGTCCAGTCCATGATCCGGTTCGATCTCCAGAATGTGGTCAAGGCCGTCAACGAAGACGGCAACGAAATCTCATTCATCGGCTGGCAGGGTATCAAGCGTGTTCCCAAAGGCCAATGGGACTGGGGTATCTACCAATCCGATTACGTGTACTACGAACACCCATACTCGTATGAACTGGACGTGACCATCAACTTTTTCTTTGACGCTGGAGCTGCCCCGCGCCGATTCAGTATCCCAATCACTGAATACGACTTTGAGTTGCAGAAAATCTGCGTCCATGCCATCCCAGTGGTTGAGGAAGATGGCGGCAACGGCAATGGTGGTCTACCCCAGTCATTGGGCCTTGACCCGTTCCTGTTTCTCCTGTTCGACCCGACTGGCTACCGCGCCCTGGCCTCACAGCCACACCCAGCCCGCTGGGTCAACTACTTTGAGAACACGTTGAATTTCCAATCCGTGTTCCCGGTCCCGACCTACGTGTACCCATTCGGGTCCAATATTGAGTTTGAATTGACCAGCCTGTTGAACGCGGCCGGTGGCAACCAGTCTTACCAGTTTTCATTCCAGGGAGTACGCCGTGTTCCGTGTTAGGTGACAGGTGACATATCCAGGTGACACTACACAGGTGATGGACAGAGGGGTGTGATTTTTATGATTAAAAACCAACGACGGCCACAGCCACGGAATCAGATGGCTGGCTTGATGGACCAGGACATGACCTGGGCACCGGCAGTGACTATCGCGGACGGGTTTTCGATGAACGCGGCGCTGAGGTATTTGCCCTACAAGTCATTTGCACTGTACCTGGGGCAATTGGATGAGCTGCGGTCGTGCCGGGAGCAGTACCGGGGCAAGACCTACGTGGTGCCACATGACTTGAACATTGCCATTGAGGCATTTGGGACCCTGCGGTACCAGCAGCCCATGAGGCCGGGAACGGTGATCTACGGCTGGCAGTTCGCGGCCATTGATGGTACAGAGAATGATTTCACGGTCAAGGTCAGGGATACCTGCGCGGGATATGACTTTTTTGACGCGGAAGGCACCAGGGCCACCGCGTTGAGGCCATTGAACACGCCGCCGGATCTGTTGTTCCCTGTGCTGATTGAGCCCTACGTGGTGCTGCCGCCACCCAAACGGTTGGTGGGCATGATCGATGTGTACATCACGAACAACAATGTTGCGGCCCAGCGGTGCCAATTGTGTATCAGGTGTGCTGAGCCGTGCGGCCGGGCAGGGGACTGGGCCAAGACGCTGCCCACGGATCTACCGATACCGGGCGGTGGTCAGAATGGTGGGGCCGGAGGCAGGCGCTAGGCCCGTGGTCAGTGAAACGGAGACAATGGAATGACCCCGTATTCAATCAACGATGCATGGCAGACGTACACGGCCCAGAAGGGGCTGGCGGCGCTACGGGCACGGTATGGGAATCTCCAGGGCGTGTGTGAGCCGCAGGAAACCAGGGAACAGGGTTATTGGCCCTACCCATGGATCGAGATGCCTCCCGGCGGGCTGCCCTTTGATGAGTTCCGGTCCATCGTGACTCCTGCGGCGAATGGTACGGAAACACTGGTGCTCACGTACCAGATTCCGTTTGGCTATGACGGAATCATCCTGGCGGTCACGAATCTGTTCACCGGACCAGGGTTCGTGGAAGGGTCTGGCAACCTGATCTGGCGTATCCGCATTGGTGCGGCCGCGTTGCAGGGGACGCCGGTACGGAACTATTCCGATATCCGCAACACGCTGGGGTCGTTGCAGCAGCCACGGACGGTGTTCGGAGGCATTCTGGTTGAGAGCGACCAGACGTTGCAGTATACGGTGACCCATGCGATTGGGAGCCCGATTGTGCCAGCCGGGACCAGGATTATCTGTAACGTGGCTGGGTTCTATTGGCCGCGTGGTGGATCACCGATGAGGTACACGTAGCTGTGGTCCGTAGTCCGTAGACCATGGACGTAAACCAGTAACAAAAGGGAAATGGAGATGACAATGAATACGATCAGAAAAACATTTGCCGCGTTGGCACTGCTGTCTGTGCTGGTTCTTCCGTGGTCCGCCTATGGCCAGGGGAACTTCATCCCGTCGCCGGCCCAACAGATTCCGATGACTCAGGACCCGCCGACCCCGGCCAACATCAACATCAGCTACTCTGGGCCAAATGGTCCGAATGACATCACCTACTTTGTGGTGGCAACCACGGCCCGTGGCATCGTGCTGAGTCAGCCTGCCACGTTGCGCGGGGCTGGTGCTATCAGCGCGTCCAATACCGTGATTGTGACCTGGAGCGCAGTGCCAGGTGCCACGACCTACGATCTGCTCAAGCTGGTCAACACGACTGGTTTGACGGTGCCATGTACATGCCGCCTGACTCTGGCCACGACCACCAGGGCCGTGACCGACACTGGGGCCGCGTTACAGGCATATACACTGGGGACGGCGGTACCCCTGGTCAATGCCACCATTGGCATGGACAACCAGTCCAGGGCCTATCCGTATTTGACAGTAGTCGGCCCCGTGGACAGCACCCAGTTGACCCTGGCACCGTCCATTGATGTCAGTAACGGCTTTGCCACGGCATTCGTGACCAGTGGGCGTACCACAGCAGTGACCCGTGGGAGTACAGTGTCAAGTCTATGCACTGGCACCGTGTCATCCGGCCAGATTTTCATGCCCTATCAGCCGGTTGGCACAGCCTGCAACGACACCAGCTCCGGGTTGAATAACCAACTGTTGGTGGCAGGTACTAGTCAAGCCACCAATCTACGTGCCGTAGCAGTCACGGGCGGGGTGACGGCGGCGTCCGGCGTGGTCACATTACTACGCAATGGCGTGGCTACTGGACTGAGTTGCACTATTGGGACCGGCCTTACCTGTTCCAACACCTCAACACGGTTGAACATCTCCGGTGGTGACATCCTGACCGTGGTGATCCTGGGCACGGCTGGAGAAACACTGGCCAACGTGCTGGTGTCTTTTGACTGGTAGGACATAGCCTACAGTACTTCGATTGGTAGGTGAAAAAAGGGAATAGGTGAAAGGGAATACATGAAAAGACTACTCATCATCCTATCACTGCTGTTGTCCATGTCGGCGGTGGCCTGCGCCCGTAACGTCATCCTCAATTGGAGCCAACCAGACGAGCAGACCGGCATGAGTTGGAATGCTTACCGTAAGGCTGGGGCGTGTACCGGGCCAGGGTCGTTTGCCAAGATCAATCCGGCGGACCTGACAGTCAAGACACACACGGATTCGGATGTGCCATTTGGTCGGCTGAGCTATCAGGTGACGGCCCAGGTCACGGTGGATGGATCTCCGGTGGAGAGCACACCGTCAAACTGCGCCGAGGTGGTAGTGACACCCAACAGTCCCCAGAACTTGACACTGACTCTGGACCCACCGTAGTCCTCTGTCCTGCAACGCAGTGGTGACACCATGAAAGGCTATCCACAGATCGCGGCCCTGGTCCTGCTACTGGCGTCTGGGTTCACCTACCTCGGCGCTCAGAACGTGATCCAACAGGTCGTATTTGAAAACGTATTCGCCGGGATCACTACGGCACAGGTATCAGCCCCTTTCCGAAACGTCGGCCAAGCCATGCACACGTTGCAGGTGACATTCCCCGGCGAAATCATAGCCGTAGCCGGTATCAGCATCCGCCTTGAATGGTGTAGCTACGACTGTGAGCCCCTGGGCGATGGCTGGAAACCCATGGGACCGAGTGTGACGGATGTACCTGTACTGGACAATGGCATCCCTGGAGTGACCGATGTCTATGCCTACGAAACCTACTACGGGGTGTTCCGGTCAATGCGTGCCAACATGACCATAGATACTCCCGGTGGTGAGGAACTGACAGCACGGTACACGGGAGCCATCGTCCCGGTAGTGCCCTTCGTCACGTTACGCGACAACAGGTGGGTGTTCTAATGGCCATGGTCTATCTCCAGGGTGTTGGGCAGCCTCCACCGCCGCCGGGTAGTGAACCATTGTCCGACCCCAGCATGGATTGGTGGTTTACCCCACCGCCTCCCCCTGGCCCACCAACTGGGATCTTTCTGGATGAATCTACCTGGAAGCCCAGTGTGTTGGCCCAACAGAAAGCACAGCAGCAATTAGAACTGCTACGGACTACAGGGCAAGCAGTGCCACTGCCGACTCCCCCAATACTGACTAACGTTATGTGTCCCATGGACGCCAAATCCTGCCCAGACGGCTCTGTGGTTGGACGTACTGGACCTAATTGTGAGTTTGCCCCATGTCCCACGGACCGGGTAGGCGGCATCCTGGACAACTTACAGGGCATGGACGTGGCCAGCTACCTCCCATGGATCATAGGAGCCGGAATCGCCCTGTGGCTCTTGAACCGTAAGTGATGCCACGGGCTACGGTGTTTTAATCATAAAAATGAATGGCACCGAAACAGTCTACGCGCCGGTAGCGGAAGTGATTCCGCCCACTGCGGCTTATCCCTATCCCCATGTGATACCCCCCGCTCCTGATGTCCCGTGGTACCACGAGACGGCACAGGCCAGGTTGTTCAATGAATGGACCTGGAGCCATTTTGCATGGGGGATGGTCAGCGCCGGGTTGGTGGGTACGTGGTGGCAGGCTCTACTTCTACATACTGCGTATGAGGTAGTGGAGGGGCAGGTGTTTCCATCACAGCACCGGGATGTCAGTATGCGGAATCATGTGGGGGATACTGTGGCGTTCATGGCGGGACGGTGGGCGATGGAGATGGGGAGGAAAAGGGCGTGAAAAAGGGTGATGAGTTGAACGAATTTGAGCAGATGGAACAGGACTGGCGGCGGAAGTATGGCCATTGGCTGATCTTTGGCGCATGGACCGTGCTGTGTCTGGTGCTTGGGGCAGTGATGCTCAAGGGACAAAGTCCTGAGGTGGTGTTTCAGTCAGCATATCAACGTAATTTTGTGGTGACAAACTGTAGTAACGCCACGCCCATTGTGGTGACAGTGAGAGACCCATCGACGTTCAACGAGGACAACGAGCTGCCGTTTAGGAACATGCAGTTCATGCCACTGGATGCGGGGTCGCTGGTTACGATTACGGGGGTAGTGGGGAATACTGCCTGCAACGTTCCCAACAATGCCATCACGGTAATTACGCCTACAACATTCAGCCTGACTGGTACGGTGGGCAATGGGGCCTACGTGTCAGGCGGCACAGGGGTGAGTGACACCATTTCAGACGACATACCCAGCGTAGTGATGCCGAATCAGTCGCAAGGTGGGAGTCTGATATCGGTGGAGTTTCCGCTGGCCGTGGCGGACGTGGACCCGATCCAAGTGAGAATTGAGGCAAGCGATACGTGCCCCGATCCTCCGTTTTGTGCCGGGGGTGATTGGCGGCCTATTTCAGCGGATGTGGTGATTGCCAACGTGGAGACACCGGCAGGGGTTGGCCGTTTCAACATGGTGCGGGCCAATGGGAGCTGGCGGGCGTTCCGCGTGAATAGTCTGGCCGTGACGCCGTTGAATGCGCCCATGCGGGTGGACTACACCGGGATGCCGTTTCCAATTGGGGAGATTATCTGTACGTTGGGTCCGACCGGGTTCTGTGAATTGTTGCCGCCGTTTGGGGGGAGTGGTCAGGCAGCCAGGGCCACGTTTGCTATTTGCTTGGGCAGTCCATGTACGGTGGATACGAATATCACCAACAGGGTGATTGTGACTGGGCCAATCAGTCTGGCCATGTGTCTGGCACAGGCGAAGACAGCGCCGACCGGGGCGGACCTGGTGTTTGACGTGCTGCACAATGGGGTGACCAGTATTTTTGTGCCGGGTGGGAATCTAAGGATTGCGGCTGGTCAGAATGTGGCGGCGAATGTCCAGACGTTTGCAACGCCCAGTGCCACGTTAGATGATTTTTATACGATTGACATAACACAGGTGGGGAGCGGCGTGGCGGGGCAGGATGTCACGGTGGTGTGTACATATCAGTAAAAGGGAGAGGGTGATGAAACGGGAAAAGAAAGTCAGGGAACTGGACAGGGAACTGGAAGGGCTGAGCTACGAGCAGTTGGTCCAGTTGTGGGAGGACAACCGGGAGACGCTCAATAGGTACCGGCAGTCAAAGATGAAAAAGGAGAGGGAGTAGAGAATGTCTGATTTGTTCAAATCTCCCTCCAGGCTGATCCGGGTGCTGGATTGGTTGTTTGCTCTACTGTGGCTGGTGGGACTCGGATTGCTTGTCCAGACGGCACAGGGCAGTCAGGCATCAATCTTTGTGGACAACGTGAATGGTGCGCCTACGCCGAATGCCAGCGGGAGCCCGGAAGCAATGAGCCCAGTGACGGCGCTGGCTACGTGTCACACCAATGGTGCTGCGAGTACAACAATTCAATGGCCAGCACATGGGATTGTGCTCCCGGCCGGGAATGCGTGTACCACGTCAGGGGCGGAGAATTGTGGAATCTTGTTCCTGGGCACGGCAGCAGGAAGGCAGTTCACCGAAATACTGGCTGTGCCCGACAACAACACTCTGACTGTAGAGAACTCATTCAACATCGCGGCAGTGTCGGCGGTGGACTGTGCAGTTGGTGGACGGTTGCTGAATGTGGAAGTACAATTGGCCGCTGACATGTTGGGGGATCACAATTCAGGGACCCATGGCGCGGCGGCGGGTGGCTGGCAGATATTTGTGGTCAACCAGGGACCTAATTACGTCTGGACTGCTACAAGAGCCCAGGTGGCCAGTACAAGCGGGTCCGGGTTCTATGGCGTGGCGCTGGGGGGAACAAGGCCGGTTATCGAGTGCAATTTTACCGGGGCCACATGTCTGAGGCTGGGAGGGGCGGACATCGTGGGTATTGAGTTCAACAACAGCAATGCCAACAAGGCCGGGACGATTGGTCTGACACTGGATCTGACCGGACAGCAGATCATCCGGGACACGATCATAGGCGGACCCGCAGTGGCATCCGCGTTTGAGACCGGGATCAGTTGGATCAACAATGATCGGATTATCCTGGGCAGTCTGATTCGCAACAACACGACCGGGATTGTAGCCACAGGGATATCCACGGCCATCTATACGGTCATCGCCAGCGTGTTCCAGGACAATGGGGTTGGATTCAGCGGGCCGGCCACCGGAAGTCAGACTGTATCCCTCCGGCTGTTGGGCAATGTGTTCTGGGGACAGACAACGGCTGGAGTCACGCTGGCCTACGATGAGTTCACTGGCTACAGGGCACTGTTGTTCAACACATTTGATGACAATGTAGCCGGGGTGAGTATTACGAATGAGGCATCAATTGCCAATCTGCTGTTTGCATCAAATCTGTTGACGAACAACACTACGGGGGTGAGCTACACAGGTGGAGCGGTGAACATAGAGCGGGAGTCAGCTATGGTGGACTTCAACTGCTATGGGTTAGGTGGAGCGGCGAATCTGGCCAACGTCAGCGGTTTCATCCTTGGGCCTAATGTCATCAACATCAACCCGCTGTATGTGGATGAGGTTACTGGGGACTTCACGCCTAGGGTAACCAATTTCACGATACAGTCATGGCCTCCAGGGCTGAGCCAGTTCTTTCCTGGGACGTTGACGGCAAGCCAAGTGGCGTGCGGTGCGATTCAGCCGGGCGGTGGGGTCGGGGGGTTCAACAATGTTGGCATCTGACTGCGTGGCGGCCATGATCCAGTGCATGAATGTGACGCCGCCGGGTCCGCTGCGGGCGCTGTGTGCCATGGCCATGGTGCTGTGCATGGCGGGGGTTCCAGACGCAAACGGCCAGACCATCAACCCCACCATTGTCATCAACAACGTGACGGGGGCCAACCCGCCGGCCGCGAGTGGAGCGCCGTCTACGTTCGGACCTGTTGTCCCACCCAGCCTATGTGCCACGACTGGGGCCAGTACAACGATCCAGTCTTTAGGACACGGACTTGGCGCGGTGCCTACAGACGGGTCAGCCGCAGTGTGGATGGAGACGGCAACTGGGCGGAGGTGGTCCAGGATTTCCAGCGTCCCGAATGCGGATACGTTTGTTGTCCAGGATTCGTTCAACATTGGTGTGGCTGTGGCTTGTGTCGTGGGTGGCGAGATAGCCGGTGTCCTTGCCAACGTTACTCGCTTGTGCAATGATCTCAAGTCAGGCTGGACAGTCATCCTGGAAAACACTGGGACAACCTACACGGACATAGAAGTTGGAGTTGAAGCTGCCGGATGTGTATTTGCTGCAACCAACCTGACCCAAGTAGGGAATGGCCGGATCGTGATTCGTGGTGACGATCCTGATAACCCTACACCAATTTTGTACCAGACAAATGGTGGCTACTTCGCCCAGTCTGCTGCGTCGTCAGCAAAAATAGAAAACCTCCACCTGATAAAGGACACGGCTGCCGGTACATCCGGCGCTCTCACTGTGTCAGGTGTCTCAGCAGTCAAGAATGTATTGACAAGCAACAGCCAAGGATCGTGGGCTACTGCTTACGGGGCATTGCAGGCCAACCCTGCGCTGGTCATCAGCAGTCAGTTCACAGGGCCATTCACCACTAGCTGTGGTTCCAGTGGTGAAGCGGATGTTGTGATCGGCAACTACTTTGACGGTTGCTCCGGGTCAGGCGCGGCGTTCTCAAGCACGGGTCCACCCGCGCTACTGTTCAATATCATCAACCAGGCCGGGGTCAATCAGCCTATCATCAGCGGGTCACTCAACAACGGATTCGGCGGCATACTGATGTACAACACGCTGCTGGATGGTGGCAATGCCGGAGTCCTGGTTGGAGCAAATTTTCTTACCATCGTCTCAGGCAATGTCATCAACGAGGCGTCTACGTTGGGCGCAGCGTGCTGGGTTGGCGGGGCGGGAGCCTCCAACCTGTTTGGTGGAAGTGGTGAACCTCACACAGTCTGGCAGGGCAATGCGGCCAATGTCTGTCCCACGGCACGGTACACCAATATTGGTACTACCCCGGTTGGCGCGGCCACCGATATTGACACCGGGTTGGCAGTGGACCCCATGTTTCAGGACGAGGCTATGCTGGACTACTTCCCACTGAATGCGGAATTGAAATCGGACCTGGTAGTGCCCGGCGCGTCCTTTCCATTGTTGACTCCACCAGCCCCAGTCAGTACGCTTACATCGGGGGCTCCACAACGGCCAGGGGGAGGAGGGGTTGACGCTTATGCATTCTGACAACGATAGGCCGGATACGGTACTGAGCCGGGTCAAGTCCACAGTGGCGTCTACGGTGACATCCAAGGAGAACAGCGTTCACCCGATATGGAAGACGATCCATGTGGCGGTGGTCGTTGGATCAGTGACGGGGTTTCTGTCCATTACATCCAAGACCTGGGAAGTGCAACAGGAAGGCTACATCATCGGTGGCATGGCCTTAGTCATGATCGTCTACGCATTCGGAGGCGACGGGGTCAAGGTCATCACAGCGGCTCTTTCCAGATTCGGTGGAGGTGGCAAGTAGTGCAGGACCTATTGGGCTCCGGCCTCATTCAACAAATTCCAGTGGCGGTCATCCTCGTCTATGCCATGAGACAGTTTTTGCAGCATCTATCAGAGCGGGACCGGACCCTTTCCACTTCCATCGTAGAGTTCACAGCAGCAGTACGGGCTATGGCGTCCGAGATGTCCAAGCTCAATTCCAGTGTCACCAAACTGGACCAGAAATTCAGAGGCTAAGAGGGAGAACACAAAATGAAGTTTGCCAAGATACTCAAAATCGTTGCGGTGAGCGCGGCGGCAATCGGTGCCAGCCAAGCGCAGGAGTTGGCCCCAGCCATTCCGTATGCCCAGGAGACATCCACGCTGGCACTGGCACTGTATGCGTTGTTTGCCAAACGGCCGACTGAGTAGGTAGAAGGTGTCAGGGTAGAGGGAAGGGAGGGCACCATGAACCTGGTAAGCGACCTGGCACAGGCCATCGCACGGTTTGAGGGATTCTACAATTCCGAGAACACGCTGGCCAAAAGAAACAACAACCCAGGAAACCTGCGCTCGTGGGGCTCAAACCCGATCAGCGAAGGGTATGCCAAGTTTCCAACCGTTGAGGCCGGCTGGGCTGCCCTCCACCGCCAGATCCAGCTGAATATTGACCGTGGGCTCAACCTGTACGAGTTCTTTGCCGGCAAGGGTCTCGTGTATGCCGGCTACGCCCCTGCTACCGACAACAACAAGCCGGTTCACTATGCACAGACCGTGGCGGGCTGGATCGGCATAGATCCTACAGTCAAGCTGGCCAGCTACCAACAGGGAGGCACGTCGCCCCCTCTTGACCAGCCCTCCGGGTAACGTGGACTGGCCTACGCTGCCGGTACTTACCTGGGGGGCACAGGGGACGGAACCAGGGGCTATGTTTCGGACGGACGTGACGGCTGAGAGTCCGAACACGGCGCTGTATCTGGTGCTGGGTCTGTTGGGGGCGCTGGTGTTGTCTGAGGCTTTGTAAACAGGCTGCCTTTCTGGCTCCTGTCAACTTCTCCGCAGATGCATCGGTCCTTCGCAGTCATACAGAAGCAGCAGAATCCCGGTGATGCATAAAAGCCGCTCATAGCCCCGCGTTCCTCAACAACTGCGCCACATTGCTCTTGGGCCACCCAAGCTGTGCATAGTAAAAATCACACACCTCGGTGACCCGCAGAGCCAGCCTGTTGTGCGCCGTCCACTGATTCAGTTGTGCGTTGGACAGCCCCGGATAGTTGAACGGCTGCCCCTGCACGTTGGCATAGTCCATCACCTGTGGAATCTCCTGAGGCAGATGCGTAGGCGGCAATCCCGTATGCCGGCACAGTGCCTCCAACAGCGGCATGTAGTTGCCTTTGGTGCCCTTGTCCTGGTCCGGGGGGATTCGTGGCCAACTGAAGTTCTCCTCATCCATCACGGCTGAGAGTTTACGCATTCCTCGGCTCCTCTTTTCCTGGCACTAAAAATTCTACTTTGCAGTCCCGCAGGTGACGGATGGCATCATAGGCCATATTGAGGGTATCCAGTCTGTCCAGGCAACCCAGGATCAGGTCACGGCGCTGGGTAGCCTCACAGTAGGCGGCTGAGAATATCCGGCCGCTAAACAGCAGCTTCTCACGGTCGGGGCGCAGGCCACGGTAGGTCACCTTGATCCGGTAGGGGTACTTGTGGCTCCACTTCCGGCGTCCTGACCTGGTAGTCCGTCTGGGTGCCTCTCTAACGTAACCTGAGGCCCTGGGCAGCTTCGGGTTAGGGTCAAGGCCCCCTGAGCCCTGATCGTGGCTCCCAGGCCCCTTCCCAGCCCTCCTAGGGGGTGTCATTTGACCACTGCCCAAGATTCTCACTAAAACCCCTTGCATCCGTGTCCCAACCCATATACAATAGACCACGCACCACGAAATGTCAACACCCATGTATCTAAGAAACCTCAGTTGCATGGGTGTTGACCGGTAGCCCCAACTTATGACCATTGCCCAATTCCACACCCGCGTCTCCCGCTGGATCATCAAGTCTCTTCTGCCCATTGCACCTGAAGGCCAGCGGGTGGTGGATATCTTCCTCCGCAAGGCAGATGAAGAACTGGCTGAGTTCAAGGCTGAGATGGTTGGGACACGCTCAGTATTGCGGCCCATTTTCAACAAGTCCGCCATAGCCGAGGAAGCCATTGATGTCTGTGTGACAGTACTTGCGGCGGCTGGGGCCGTGGTAACAGGTGATGAGCTGACCATGGCGGCCGAGAGAAAGATGGCCGTGCTGGAGGCAGGGGATTGGTACTACAACGCGGAACTTGGGGTGTTTAAACGGAGGAAGACATGACGGAACTTACCCGGGACAAGGATGGCATCTGGTGGGCTGCTGTCTACATAAAGGGTGTCAAGACATTTCGCTTGGCAAGTGACGATCAGGTAGCCATTGCTGAGGAACACGTACACGCCGCCGGTCGTCATGCCCCTAACATCCAGCAAATTCCAATCAAGGGAAACCCGGCGCGTCATGTCATTCAGCGTTTCCTAGGCTTGTTCAAAGGTGGATCAACTGATGCCTGACCATGAGGAACCCAAACCTGTCCCTGGGCCGCCGTTGCCGGAACCACCACTGCCGGTGGCTCTCCGTAACCTGGAACGTCTCTACGATGCCAAGCGACTGAGACCGCGTGACAGGTCCAAAGACAACAGCACAGAGAAAGACTGATGGCTGACCCCAAACCACGCGCTGTCCTGTACGCCAGAGTCAGTACAAAGGACAAGGGCCAGGACCCCACCAACCAGCTCATCCCACTGCGGACCATGGCCCGTACCCGTGGCTGGAAAATCGTAGATGAAATCATTGAGCACGAGTCCGCTGCCGGGGCCAAGACCCGTAAACAGTTTGTCCAGATGTTGCGCCGGGCTGAGGACCATGAATTTGACGTGGTGGCCTTCTGGTCCTTGGACCGATTCAGCCGTGAGGGCGTCACCCAGACCTTGTTTGATCTCCGCAAGCTGTCTGACGTAGGGGTCGATTGGGTAAGCTGCCAGGAGGAGTTCCTTGACTCCACGCTACTGGGACCGTTCCGTGAGGTAGTCATCGCCCTGATTGCCGCAATTGCCAAGTTGGAAACCGAACGCCGTAGCGAAAGGTCCAAGGCCGCCATAGAACGCAAACGGGCTGCCGGCCAACATGTCGGCAACAAGCGCCGTGACCTGGACGAAAAGTTACTAGCAGAGATGGTCAAGGATAAGTACAGCCGCGTGGCGCTGGCCAGGTTCTTTAACGTCAGCCGCAGCACGATCATCAACCGGTTGAAGGAAATAGAAAAGGGAGTTACCGAGTGAGACAACTGAAAATTGCCGAGTATGAGGACGCCAGGTACTTTGTGCTGGCGGCAATCATTGCACGTGGCATGTCAGTCGGTGTGGATTTTGACTCCATAGAAGCAACCAAAGCCGTGGATGCTGGTGTTGCCGCCTACCTGACGTTTGAGGGGAAGTTTAACGATGGCCAAGACCATGACCAACAAACCTGACCATACCCAACCCCGCAGCCTATCCTTGTATGAACTGGAATCCGAGCTGACCGAAGCCATGGAACGGTGGCTGGAGGCAGACCAGTTTGTCACGGACAACCCTGGGGAGGGCGGACCTGAGGCCGCTGGGGATTTGGAGATCCTGCGGTCCATAGTATTTGGCTACCTGGAATCCGCTGTGCAGAAACGGGACCGCGTTGCCCAATTCATGCTCCATCTCAAGACCCAGGAAGACGTGGCCCGCGTTGAAGTCCAACGCCTTCAATCACGCGCCCAGCGATTCAGCAAGGCGCGGGAACGCCTCAAGGGCTACGTGGCCGCCGTCATGGAAATCCAGGGTGTCACCAAGCTGGAAGGCGAACACTACACCCTGTCCCTACGCAAGACCCCGGACGCCATTGACATTGTGGATGAGAAACTGGTCCCCGGCCGTCACATGGTGCCCCGTGACCCGGTGCCTGACAAACGCTCCATCATGGAGGAATACAAAATGATGGATCAGGTACGGGCCAAGAAACTGGAGAAAGATCCTGGGGCTGATGTACCGGAACCCAGTGTGCCAGGTACGTACCGGCGTCAGGACAGCAAGACGGTGGTGATTCGATGACACCCATACCCAAGAATGAGGAACTGTCCTGGTGTAATACATGCCTGGCACGCAAACCATGGAAACATGACCGTGACCCAGCGTGGAAGATACGCTTGCGTGAACTGTGGAGATTGATTACTTTCCGCTGGCACATAGAACTGGACAGGTGGTGATTCGATGAAACCAGGAATATGGATTCTGATATCGGCATTCCAATTTGTTCTGGGGATTACCCAACTCCCATCCATGAGGAGCGAGTCGCCTTATCGTTGGTTGAACTGGATTGCTTTTCTGGTTTGCTGTGGGCTTGGTGTGTACTCCCTTTGCCTAGGGCTGGGAGTGATTTGATGAGCAAAAACATTGGTGGTATCCCCGTGACCTACGCTGAGGAACCGGATGAGTGCGAACTGTGTGGCGCATTTAAGGAACTGAGGCCCTATGGACCCAATGGAGAACGCATCTGTTTTGCCTGTGGAGAGAAAGACCACGACACTACAACCCGTATGATGAACAAAGTTCTATTTGGTGAGAAGCCAGTCCGATGAAACGTATCCTGGTCACAGCATCCGCCCGCTCAGGCACCGCCTACGCCGCCGCCTACTTCCGCCTGTTCACTGGCCGTGGCCGTGATTTCGTGGGCCATGAGGACGTGTTTGGGCTCCATCGGCTCACACCACGTGGCCTGGAGATCATCCCAAGCAAACTAGACTGGCCCATGGTTCCATCCTGGGTGAATCACCAAATAGAAGTGTCCTGGCTCAGTGTGCCTTTCCTTGGAGCTACTGATCTAGCCCACGATGATGGGCCACCAATCATAGTCCACCTAGTCCGCGACCCCATCTCCTCCATTGCCTCCATCTACCGGCGCGGGTTCCTCATCCCCGGCAACGCCTATGGTGAATTTGCCAACACCCACCTGGGCGGCGACTCCAGTTTCTTTGCCACCTACCATGACCCCCTGGACCGCGCCTGCCACTACTGGTGCGAATGGAACATGGCTATTTTAATCAGCAAACGGGCCATGGCCGTGTGGCGGGTGGAAACGTTGGCATCGTCGGATGTGGCCAGTGTGCTGAATGCGGCCCAGATAGCCTATATCCCGACGTTGCCACCGCCTAAAGGGATCAACAGTGGTGGGGATAGGGAGTATGACCCGGAGCGGATGCCGAAGTGTCTGGCGGATCTACCGGAGAGGTTTCAGGGGCGGGTGGCCGAGGTTGGTGAACTGTTTGGGTATGAGGTGAAATGAGTTGGCCTGACAAGGAATGGCACTGCTGGCGATGTGGCGTGACGTGGTTCGGCTGAGCAGTTGAATCAACGTGCCAGTGTGGCGCATGCTGTGAGACTATAGAGCACGACCGCAGTCAATGTATGGGTAAGTATCATCAAGGAGACACAGTTGAAAGTCCAAATATCACCCCTGATGGGGTTTGAACGAAATTTCTGGCCCAACCCCGAGCTGATGCAAGGGATACTGGCCTGGTCCATGGACCCACGGGTTACGGGACCAGACCCTGACAGGTACAAGTATGAGTATGTGCCGGCCATTGGGTTCACCACGTCCCAAGCAGCCCGTAACCATATCTGTGACCTGTTCCTGGACCACAGTGACTGCGACTACCTCATCATGATTGACAACGACATGAAGCCGATTCACCCAGTGACCCACGAGCTGGCCAACGTGATGCATCTGCCAGCCATGGGACTGCCAATCGTGGCGGCACCCACGGCGGTGATGAAGGGGCTCAATTGGTTCATCAACGGGTACATCCGGGACTATGAGGATGGCTGGCGGGCCATGTCGCTGGAGGAGTTGCAGCGCCCGGTGGAGCCGTTGGAGACAGAATGGGGACCGGCAGTGATGGTGGATTCAGCGGGGTTCGGCTGTGTCTGCATACGGAGGGATGTGCTGGAGGCGGTGCGGGAGTCAGGGATTGACTTTGTTGATGCTGGACACAGGGTAGGCCAGGGCTCCACAAACTCAGTTATGTCAACCGGCCAGAGGTTCTATGGAGGGCCAAAGGTTGCCATCACCCGTAACCGCAACCCACGCGGCGAGACAGACTGTGGTGAGGATATGCTGTTCGGCCGCCGCGCCCAGGAACTTGGCTACCAGTCCTATATGGCCCCGGCCTGCATCATGGGGCATTACCACACGGTGGACCTGACACAGATGACGGGGTTGGTGCCGTCGCTAACGTTCCCGGATTATGGGATCAAGGGACCGCACCCGATGCCTAATGACTATTCGATATCGTTGGAGCTGGCAGAGTATCTGAGGCAACTGGTCCGTGGTATGGATAACCCATTCGTGCTGGAGTTAGGGGCTGGTATTTCCACCTTTGTTCTAGCTGAAATGGCACAGGCTGTGAATGGAGGTTTACTGTTCTCTGTAGAAGAGGACAAAAAGCAGAGTGACAGGATCTTGGCATTGCTGAGAAAGAATTCAGCGTTAGATCGCTGTGTCACAATTTACCATGCAGAACTTGATGAGGATGGATTCTATTCAGACTGGCCCAGCAAGGGTATAATGCTAGACCTGATCCTAGTAGACGGCCCCAGCGGCCAGCACCAGTCCCGTGGGCAGGCATCCAGGTACTTCCACATGCTCGTGGACGGCGGCTATGTGATCCTGGATGATACCCACAGGCCCTATGAAGCGTCTGTGGTAGTGGACTGGTGCAAAAAACATGACCTACGTGTGGTAAGGGAAATAGTCAGCGGGAATCGGAAATCAACGGTGATGCGACTGACAGGATAGTGGACCGGGCGTGGATCTGGTCTATGATCTCCGGCGGCACTGCGTTGGTCTCATGGTGGTTGCCGAAGTCAGCGCCATGTAGCAAGCAGACCAGAAATCTAATCACGTTCCTCGTCTGCTGGCGTTCCATGTACTGGTGTTCTGGAGTAGCCCGAAGGTATTCCCATTCGTAGCCAATTGCTATGGTTGTGGACTGGCGCTGGGCCTCGGTCAAAGTCATGCAGCTTGCTCCAGGTAATGCCGTAACTGGTCAAGGCTCCAGCCCATTGAATCCGCCAGCTTACAAGCCATCTCCCAACTGGGGCGGCGGTTGCGGTATTTGAGGACCCGGTAGGCGACAGTGCGGGACACTCCCGCCCGCCGGGCCACTTTTCCAAATTGGACTACTTCACAAGCGTCTCCTTTTTGGTGCCTTTTAACCATAAGATGGGTGTCTGGTAACTCCTGGTAACTCCTCTTAGATATTGCCACAAAAATACTGCAAATAGCAATAAAAAAGTGTTGACTCCCAGGATACACAGTGCTAAGGTGGATAAGTCGCTGCGGAACAGGGTCCTACGCCCTGTTACCCACCAACTACGAGGTGTAGCTGTATGTCATCCCCACTGCCGGGATCGTCCCAACCTGTCCCACAGTCCAGACAGATAGAAGCCTACCGTGAAGGTCTGCTGGCAAGAGCCAGTTACCACGAGCAAGTAATTGCAGGTCTGGCCGATATCGTTGACGCCATCAACGGACTCAGTGAATCGCTGCCGGAATTACCGGGACCTATCAGTGATAACGTGGACATCCTTGTTGGCGGCTTTGGAAAAATACTCCAGGGGTTGACTGACTTGGAAGCCACGAAGGTGACTGGCCTTCAGAATGAGGCCGCCGCTCTGCTCCCGGTTATTGAACAGGCCCGTGCCGCCGAGTCCGGTATCGTCACAGCCCACCGCGTACCGAGGACCAACTGAATGTCTGGAATGCGTACCAAGGAAGCGGCATTACTTGTCCAATCAGACGCCGGCCGCGCCCACCTGTTTGCCAGGCAATACCGAGGCTCTATCCATTGGGTTCCTTCCCACAAACACTGGGTAGTCTGGAATGATGAGATGTCCCGTTGGCTGGTGGACCGCACTGACATGGATGGCCCTGGGCATGGGGCAGCTACCCGCCTTGCCAAAGACTTTCTGGCCACTTGTTGTGATGAATTTGACCGCAGCGTGGGCGTTGACCTGGAGATTACACTGGGCAGACGCCGCACGATCTACGATATGTTGGACCTGGTCAAAACTGAGGATTTCGTATCCGTACCCAATTCCACGTTCAACACCGACCCCTACTTACTCGGCGTCTCCAATGGCGTGGTAAACCTGCATACAGGCCAACTCACCGAGGCTCAGCGATCCGACCGCATTACCTGGCACACGGATACCAAGTATGAGCCGGATGCCAGGGACGCCCGCTGGGAAAAGTTCCTGCTTGAGGCAACCGGCGGTGACTACAAACTACAGGTCTTCCTCCAGACTTACTTCGGCTACTCCCTTACTGGCTCCAACAGCAAAGAGAAATTTGTCCTGATACGCGGCCGTGGTGGCAGCGGCAAAGGTACCTTAACCAAAGCCATTATCCGTGCCATCTCCCCCTATGCCATGACCACCAATCATGACAGCTTTCTAAGGCATAAGGCCGGCACCCCACGGGAGGACTTAGCATCCTGGGATGGGAAACGTCTGGTGCTCACTACAGAGCTGCCAGGTTCCTCCACCCTGGACGCCAATATCATCAAGGCCCTCTCCGGCGGCGATGACTTCCGCGCCCGCTCCCTGTTCCGTACCGGCAAAGAACTGCGCCAGACCTGGAGTTGTGTCAGCACGTGCAACAGGTTCCCTTCCCTGGACTCAGCCCCGGATTCCGGCTGGTGGCGTCGTATCATCTGCATCCCGATGCCCCACGTGGCCGAACGCGAGGACCACACCCTCAAGGCGCATCTCTGTGACCCCATGGGCGCGTCCAGAGCCGTCCTGGCTTGGCTAATCGAAGGCTCCAGGGCCTTCTATGCCAACGGTGAGCGGTTTGACCCGCCCAATAGCGTGGAAAAGGAAACGATGGCCTTCCGTGCCGAGTCCGACCACATGGGGTTCTGGCTGGCGGAAACCTTCGACCGTGACCAGTCCGGCTGGGTGTCCAATGCCGACCTGTGGGAGTCCTACGAGCAGTCCTGCGAAGACTTTTTGCAGGAGACACAGACCAAGCGGTGGTGGGGTATGCGGCTTGAAAAAGAGGGTTTCCCTTCCACACTTCGGTCCGGTGGCTGCAAACGTGGCCACCACGGGCTCCGGTTCAAGCCCCGCCGCGTATCCCACATTGACTTTGTAGCGGAGGAAATGCGGGTCAACAGCACTGTTTTTGAGGACTAAGACGCCTGTTGTTGACGGAAAGAGAAAAAGTTCCGTCAACAGTAAAGCTATAGATGATAAAGGAGTTAAGTACCCCGTTGACGGATAAAGCCATTTTGGTATTCTCTTTTCCAGTGCACGTATACTGCGTAGGCCCCCTTCCACATCCTGGGTTTACCGTCCACAGTGTCAATGGAAGGGCTTGCCGTGGCTGAGCACACCAACTGGGGTCTGGATGCCAGGAGAGTCGGCGCGGTGGTCCACGCCACGGTAGATATGGAAAGGTCAGGCAACCTCAGTGCGTTCCATAGGGCGCTTGGCCACAAATTTGAGTTGGGGGATCAGATCACGGTTTGGACAAAGTCCAAGGGTATCTACCCACGTCGCCGGTTGGTGCTACAGATCATAGATGTTGAAAACAGGCCGAGGCCCGACCATGGAACGTAGAATCAGCTCCGTGCGGTTTATCAACGCCGCCGCCGTCCATGCCGTGGTCAAGCACTTGGCCGGTCTGTGCGACGGGGCCACCTCTCTGGACGGCCAGGGGTTCAACAAATTGGATTCTTTCAATGGGCACTCATGGGCTATGGCTTCACGGCTGACTGACGAGACGGCCGAACGTGCCAGGGACATGGTGAGAAAATACCGTAGGCAGATCCCGGACGATTTGTGGAGGGCGATGTGGCAGTAACATTGGTACTCAGGCAGCCGATCACGGTACATGCTGACAAGCGCCAAGTAGGGTTTACGGATATCAACAGCCATGAGGCAGTGCTGCTGTTTGTCTCCCACCATGAGATGGAAAAGTGGCTCGTGGAGCTAACGGCCAAGGTGCTGGGCTACGACAGAGCCAAGAGGGTTACTGGAAAGTAGTACACAGGGGAGAGGGACCCCCGGCCAAACTCATGCACTGGATCTCATCACTAGCGCCGTCCAAACTCGGACTGCCGACCAAGTACACCGGTTGGCGTCCGGGCCAGGCTGACGCCATTGCCGCAGCCTTGGACTCAGACCATAGGTTTGTGGCCATCAGTGCGCCCACGGGGCTGGGGAAGTCACTGGTGGGCATCGCCGTGGCCCTGGCTGAAAAGAAACGGGTGGTGTACCTCACGTCGACCAAGGCCCTACAGGAACAGTTATTGGCCGACTTTGGCGAATGTGGGCTCAAACTCGTCAAAGGCCGCAACAACTACCAGTGTGTTGGCAACCGGCAATTCACCTGTGAGGAGTACTCACGGGCCTGTCGCGCCAAACTGTGTGACATCCATAGTTCCAAGTGTCGGCCCACGGACTGCATCAATTGGGGCGGCACCTGTCCCTACCGCATGGCCTACGCTGCTGCCATCAATTCCAAGCTGGTCATCACCAACTATTCCTATTGGGTCTTAGTCAACAAATTTGCTCAGGGTCTCGGCCACGTGGATATCTTGATCCTGGACGAGGGCCACGATGCGCCGGCAGAATTATCCAACCTGATGCAGGTAGTCATTACCCCGGATGACCTGGACTTTCTCCGGGTCAACCCACCTGACGACGGTGAAATCCCCCAAGGCTGGTCCCTATGGTCCAAACAGATTATCAGCCGCGCCACGACCGAAGCATGGATATCACAGTATGCTGGTGCCGAACGCGAGGGTGGCGCGATGCTCAAGTCAAAAAACCGCCTTGAAAAGATCCTGCAAAAGGTCCATACGATGGCCACCATGCACGGTCACTGGGTGGTGGAAGCCGTGTCAGATGGCTGGCAACTGGACCCCGTATGGCCCTTCCAGCATTCTGAGTCCTGGCTATTCAAAGGCGTCCCTAAGGTCATCCTCATGTCTGCTACCTTGACGCCCAAGACCCTGGCCCTACTCGGCGTCTCCAAAGACAAGTACTCATTCCACAGCTTCCCTTACGTATTTCCACGCAAACGCGCCCCGGTCTACCATGTCAAGACAGCGGCAATCACATTCAAAACCAAACCGGCCAACATCGAACTATGGCTACACCGTATAGCCCAGGTACTCAAGCGCCGCACCGACCGCAAAGGCATCGTCCATACGGTCAGCTACAAGCGCCAACAGCAAATCTACAACTTTATCTCTACCAACTACCCGGACTTGGCCCCCTTGTGCTTAATCCACGACTCCCGCTCCACGGCCGAGACCGTAGCCCGGTTCAAAACTTCCCGTAAGCCATGCTGGCTGCTGTCCCCCTCGGTCGGCACGGGCTATGACTTTCCTGGGCTCCAATGTGAGTTTGTTTTAATCACCAAACTGCCATTTCCCACGAGTCAGAGCGCTGTGATGGTGGCTAGGCAGAAGGAGGACAAGCAGTATGCGGCATATCTGATGATCCAGGAGTTGGTGCAGCAATCAGGCAGGGGTATGCGGTCGGAGTCAGATAGTTGCGAGACGATCATCGTGGATGATAACTGGTTCTGGGTGAGCAAGCGGTATGGGCATTTGATACCGGATTGGTTCCGGGTCAAGTTCAAGGAGACGCTGCCAGGGCCGCCAGCCAGTATTGGTGAGCTGGAGGAACTAGGGGTGGATACCAAGTCCTCATTCGACTTGACCACCGAGCACATGGCGACTTTGAAGCAAGAATATGATTCCAAGGGTTTGAACTGGGCTGGCCAACCAGTTCGTGAAGTCCTGGAGGATGATTGCCCGTTCTGACCGGACTGGGAAAGCCCTCCCAAAAGGCCAATCACAAAACTACAGACGAAAGGATAGAACACTGATGGCAAAGCGAAGTACAGAAGAACGCAGAGTGTCACACATTGAATTTGTGTCGGCAGGTCTGCTCAACGACGTGGACGTGACGTTCAAAAACTGCCGCTTCATGCGGTGGCAGTACCCTAATGGTGATCTCAAAATCACCGTGTTTGCATTTGATGCCGTGGTTGAGGGCGACGAGGAAGCCCATGAACTAACCTGGTCGGTTGGCGGCGACGATGATTTCATGCCGTCCAAGGATGGCATGTACCTGGTGGCGGCCGAGGGTTCTGAACGCAGCAGCCTGGCCAAAAATTCCAAGTACCAGGCGTTCATGGACTCACTCAAGGGCTGCGGCTTGGACGATGACCACCTGGAGGAGTTTGGCACTTCGGCGGACCACTTGGATGGGACTTCGGCCCACATCATGCGGGTGCCCTACAAGGGGTTCTCCGGGGCGGGGCGATCCACGGGTGGCGGCTCACGGCGGCGTCAGGCCGAGGACAGCGGTGAGAAGCGGGAAAATGAAGTCGTGGTCGTCAGCGATGTTCACAGCTTCCCGTGGGACAAGAAGGGGGCTAAGAAGGGTGCCGCCACGTCCAAGGGCTCTGGCGCTGGGTCCAAGACCAAGGCCAGCAAGGCTACTGGAAAGGATCAAGACGCCGACTCTGACTCCGGTGACGGTGACGACAACGAGGCCATTGCGGCCAAGGCCATCAAGAAGGTCTTGCTGAAGGCCGGGGACGCCATGCCCATTGATGACATGATCCTGGAAGTGTACCAGGATGGTCTGCCGGCTGACCTTGACAAGAAGACCCGCAAGACGATCATGAATGAGTACCTCAATGATCGGAAGTGGCTGGCCAAGCTGGATGGGGTGGCCGTGGACGGTGACTCCATCGAGTTGGAGTAGGCCGTGATCCGTTGGTCTGACTGACGCGGACTGACGATTTCCCCGTAGGCTAGTGGAGGTGTCCTTAGCCTATGGGGGACGGGGAGGGAGCCGACGCCTCCGCTACCGGCGCAACTGTTTATGAGACGGTTTGCCGGAGTTTACGCGGCTCCTTCCCATGATCTACAACCCATGAAAGGATGACCCAATGGCACAGTTTATCTATCTACCGAAGTTCGGCTACATCGACGTGGATGACATTATCCAGATCCATGCCCCCAACGGTGGGGAAGTGAACCTGGACAAGAAACCGGAAATTGCTGTCAGATTTGGCTCCCCCGTATTCGACGGTGAGACCCTGACCAATGTGGTGATGATCCGCAACCCGGAAGTGATTGAGTTTCTGACGGCGGCGCTGGGACTGTTGAGCTGTCCACACAACATGGCGGACCTGAGCCGGGTCCACACCCCCAAGGCCAAGGGGTCCAGGAAATGACCTACCTGACCAACATACTACGGGCTGTGTTCCAACCACAGAAACTACGCGTCTCCATTGAGTCCATCGGGTCAGGTACTCATCTCTTGTACGTGGCACCGGGGGGGTCATATCAACTTGGTGGAATGCGTTGTCCCGTGTGTCAGATACATATGAAACGTTCCGACCGCAAAGAGGACTGGCACGTGGACCCTACCGGCAACGCCCAGTATTCCTGCACCAATGACCAGTGTGGCCAGAGACCACGCTACAGGCGCGTGGATGTGCTGGAACGGGCCATGGATGCACAGGACCAGTCCAGGGCTGAGAAACAGGCCCAGGAGCACGAGTCCTGGGAGCGGCTGGTGGCCATGGAAAATCGCCTGACCCTGTATCTACGGGACAAGTACAGGGGCTATTTCCGTGGGCAGTTCCCGGACGTGGCGGAAATCGCTATCTACGTCATCAGCAGTGGCCGGGATGGCAAGGTGACCAATCCGATCAGTGGCCCATAATGGGAATCACCGATCCGACAAAACCGACGACCACAACTGAGCGCTCCCAATGGCTACGCATGATTGGTGAGCGCTCCACGTTTGGCTGGCCGTGGACGCCTATCGCTCGACTTGTAGGCGATGTGGAGCGGCTCAAAAAGGAATTATCAAGGAGGGGTGATGGCAAACAAGATCAAAGAAGAAGCAAAACGGCTGGCGGCCGCCATGAACGTCCCAGTATCTGAAATCCTGGATATCGTGGACGCTGGTTTCATCGAATCCGATGACTCCGAATACCGCCGCCTGGTCGTGGCCTCATCATCGTTGGAGAAGACCGGCAAAACTCACTGGGCACTCCACACGCCCCCGGCCCCCGTCGCCTTGATCGACTTTGACATTGGCACGGAGGGTGTAGTCAACAAGCGGGACCACAACCGCATGATTATCCACAAGGAGTTCAACATGATTGCCCGCAAGGAGATTGAGGGCAAGGTCCCGCGCCAACAGGAATACGAAGACGAGTGGTCGGACTGCCTCAACGCTATCCGGGTCTGTGTCGCCTCCCCGCTGATCCGTACCTTAGTCATTGACACCGGGTCGGAAGCCTGGGAACTGGCCCGCCTGGCGGAATTTGGCAAACTGGAACAGGTCAAGTCACACCACTACGGTGGCATCAACCGTGAGTACCGCCGTGCTATCCAGATGGCCTACGAGCGCAAGAATCTCAACCTCATCGTCACCCACAAGGTCAAGAAAGCCTACAAGGACGATAAGTGGGACGGCAAATCCTATGAACGTTCCGGGTTCGGTGACATGGCCTTTGCTGTCCAAGTCAACATTGAACACTTTGTGGACGAAGGTGAAGATGCCGAAGACGATGAATTTGGCATCCGGGTCTTGAACTGTAGACAACGCCCAGAGCTACGCGGCCTGGAGCTGGCCGGTCCGCTGTGCTCCTTCGCCGTGCTGGGGCGCAAAGTATTCCCCAACAGCACCAAGGATGATTGGTCATGACTGACAAGACTGACACCACGCAGTACCCAGTGGAAACAACCACTGCCGTCTGCCGCAATTGCCAATCCACATTCCAAGCAGTCCTGAAAGGCCGCTACTACGAGGGGACCTGTACCTGCGGCCAGAGGTGGCAAATGCCAAAAAGTGAGATCCCCATGCGGTCTGAGAAACAGGCTGCCTACGATGACCTGGTATCCGAGTTGGAGGGCCTGTATATCAAATTCTGGTTTGAGGGCCATCAGCCAGGGTTACTGGACGCCCGCACCGCCTGGTCCAACATCATGACCAAGTACGAACGGCTGCGGAAAGTGTCCTAGACCGTAGCCCTGTGCCATAGTCCCATGCCATAGCCCATAGACCACCCCGTGCCCAATGCCAACCATCTACGTAGACGACCGCGAGGACAACGCCCGCAACCGTGTGGAGATGACCATGCTCCTGCGTGAAATAGTCCAACTCTCAGGAACCAAACTGGCCATCACGTCCAAACGGCTCCAGTACCCACACCCCGAAGACCGTAGCCGCAAGATCCAGGCCGGTGACTATTGTTTCATGTCCCCCAACGGCCCAGACGGCCTGTGCTCCGTAGGCATTGAACGCAAACGGGTCCGTGACATGCTTGGTTCGATGGAATCGGGCCGGTACGCGGGTGGCCAACTCCCCGCCATGCTCCATGTCTACGATTTCAGCTTTTTAATCATAGAAGGGTGGTACAGGGCGAACCCGGAGTCATTGAGGCTGGAGCTACCGGCCGGGCAACGTGGGGGTAGGACCAGGTGGAAGGAACAGGTATGGGGTACACGGGCCATGCACTTTGCCGCGTTGGACAGTCACTTGACCACGTTACGGCTGCATACCCCGGTACAGATTATCAAGACCAGGACGCCGCAGGAGACGGCCATGGAGATATTTATTCTGTGGCATCACTTTGCATCAAAGAAGTGGGATCAGCACAAGTCTCATTTGAGATTTCCGGCTCATGTGAGGCCGCCGGGGAACGTGGAGCCCAGTTTTATCAGGTGTGTGGCTAAGGAGATCCCAGGGGTGGCCTGGGAACGGTCCAAAGCCTGTGAGGAGATATTCCTTAGTGGGCAGGATATGTTCAACGCTGACTGGGAACGCTGGGCTATGATTGATGGGATTACACCGAAGCGGGCCAGGGAGATCGTGGCCAGGATACGGGCACGCACAAGGGCTAGGGGTAAGGTTACCTAGGACTGTAGAAAGGACAATAACAATGGATTCCATGCAACAGAAAGTCAAACAAGTGTGCAGGAGGCTGCGGCCGTTGGTCACCACCAGTGGCACTGAGGCCGTGGACAACATCGTTGGGGTCGCGGAGGGATTCCGGCAGAAGGATGGCCAGCGTACCGGAGAATGGTGCGCCGTGGTCTATGTGAAGAAGAAGAAACGTGGGGCGGAACTCAGCCGACTGGAAGAGATCCCGCAGCACATCGACGGGGTACGGACGGATGTGCAGGAGGTGGGTGATGAGTTCCGGCCGCGTGTGCTAGTCCCACCCACCTTAGGTGACCTAACGGAACGAGCCAACAAACTCAGGGTACAGGTGGGGCAGACACAAGAACTCACCGAACGTTTCCGACCCTGCCCTGGTGGCTACTCCATCGGCCACAAGCAGATCACGGCAGGCACCCTGGGCTGTTACGTTGGCCTCGGCGGCGTCCCCCATGTCCTGTCCAACAACCATGTGCTGGCCAACAGCAACGAAGGCAGCCCCGGTGACTTCATCTACCAACCAGGGCCTATTGACGGTGGCACGCCGATACAGAACTTTTTTGGCAACCTGCGCGAATGGGTGGAGATCAATTTCCGTACACCGCCGCCGAGGCCGCCGAAAAAGAACACGGCCATTGCCGCGTGGAAGGCATGGATGTGGCCGGCAAACAAGCTGTCAGAGCTGGTGGGCTGTGGCAATAGGCTGACTCTGCGTGACATGGACCGGATGCGCGTGGTCCAGCAACCGTCTCCTAACTTGGTGGACGCAGCCATTTCCAGTGTTGATGAGACGTTCGTGGATCTGGACATCTACAAAATTGGCCGGTTGAATGGCATACGGGACCCACAACCTGGGCAACTGGTCAGGAAATCAGGCCGGACCACGGAATACGCACAGGGCACGGTGACAGGTCTTAACGCCGCCGTGACCGTCAACTACGGAACTGGTCGTGGTAACGCGGACTTTGCCGACCAGATGGTCATTGAGGCGGACCAAGGGGAGTTTAGCGCGGGCGGTGATTCGGGGTCGGCCATCGTGGATGAGGACAACTTTCTGGTGGGCCTGTTGTTCGCAGGGAGCCCAGGGCGGACCATTGCCTGCAAGGCTACTCACGTGGCCCGATTGCTCAATGTGACGATTCTGTAGACCGTGGTTCGTGGCCCGTGGGCATGGACCGTAGCACGTAGAGGGGCAGCCGACGAACTGCCCCACCCCACCTGTTTGTTAGGAGGATTCCCAAAGTGCGAGTTAACATTTATGCGGAGGAAATGACCAACCGTGTGGAGTTGGTAGAGAAGGATGGATTTACCGGGATTAGATTCTATCTCTACTTGCCAGTAACGCTTCCAAATAGCCATCAGGTTAGTGGACCCTTCATGCACAGGGAGGGTGATGACGACTCCAGCGCCGTGACCTTCTGGGGTAAAAAAGATCTCAAGGAGTGTTTGGAGACGGCCCTGAGGCTGTTGGAGGAAAGCCATGGCTGATGAAAAAGTAAACCATCCCGCCCACTACGGCGGTGACACGACCTACGAGGCCATCAAAGTGATTGAGGCGTGGGGCCTGAGTTTCTGCCTCGGCAACACCGTCAAGTACATCTGCCGGTCCATGCACCATTTCATGCAGTCTGACGAGCCCAGGACGGCCAAGATCCTGGAAGACCTGAAAAAGGCGCGGTGGTACCTGGACCGTGAGATTTCAAAACTGGAATCGGTCATCAAGATTGTTCCACCAAATCCATTAGCCCCTGACCCGGATGCTGACATCCGCGCCGGTATCAAGAGGATGTATGGACCTGGACCGGCAGTGACAATTAACACTTAAAGGGGAGTATTGGACCATGAAAATCGTACAGCCGAAAGTGATCCTGTTGGCAGAGACACGATTGTCCGCTGCCGGCATCACGGAACTGTTGGGGGAGGTTGGGGCACCCGAATGGCAGACCAACTCCCATAGCGACGGTGAGGCCCTGATTGAGGCAGCCGGCCGCATGTGCTACCGCTCCTGGAAACCTGGACTCAACCCCAATGTCACCAAAGTCCGGGAAGGCAACCACTGGTACATTGGCAATATCCTAGCCCAGAAACATGGGTCGGTGCTGGAGCATGTCAACACCACTTGGGCGTTCCTGAACGTGAGCCGTGTGTTTACGCATGAGCTGTGTAGGCATAGGGCAGGTACAGCCATCAGTCAGGAGAGTCTGCGGTACGTGCGACTGGAAGACATTCCATTTGCTGAGTCAGCCGAGCTTCCAAAACATGTTGTTGACTCCACAGTCACTCACCTGGAAGCAGTGCAGCGTGGTCTAGCTATCAACTTTGGCTTGGATGACCACAGGAGTCTGGAGGAACCACAAGCACACCAAAGTTTTGCCTACAAAAAGCGCAAGACATCCGCCATGCGCCGACTGGCCCCCCTTGGCCTGGCCACCAATATGATTTGGACCTGCAACATGCGGGAGTTGCGTCATGTCATTACCCTGCGGACTGACCCTGGGGCTGAGGAAGAGATCCGCAAAGTAATTGGGATGCTGGCCGACATTGCCATCCCACGGTATCCGGCCATCTTCCAGGACTTCACCAAAAAGGAAGACGGTAGCTGGGAGCCGGAACATTGGAAGGTGTAACTGTCCCATGGGCCGTCTCAAGAGATTTGATGGCGACGATTTTGTATTTGATCGTGATGCAGCCAGACTCACGACACAGTTAGACAAGGTCCGTGATTTCATGGAAGACCACAAGTGGCATACACTTTCTGAAATATCTGATGCCATCCATGAACCGCACGCTTCTGTATCGGCGCAGTTGCGAAACCTGCGAAAAAAGAGATTTGGAGAATACTATATAGGCCGGAGATACGTACTCAATGGCCTATATGAGTACAGGTTATTTGGTAAGTTGTAAATGCGCCGTTGCCCAAACTGTCCTCATATCCCTGGCCGTGAGCCTGTCCCACCATCCGGCCCGCGCCCTTGCCGTGTGCTGTTCATAGGTGAGGCCCCTGCCAAAAATGAGGACCGCGAAGGTATCCCATTCGTCGGCTCCACCGGTCAGGAGTTTGACAACTACTACCTGCCCCACTGTGGCCTGTCCCGTGACGACGTGGGAGTGACCAATGCCCGCAAATGTTCCGACCGTGGCTACCGTAACCCCAAACCTGAGGAAGCCAAAATCTGTGCCGACTTCCACCTCCCCAGTGAACTGGCCGAATTTGACCCGGAAATCATTGTGCCCATGGGTGCCGTGGCTTGTTCACTGATTACAACGCGCCACGGTCCCATCCACCTGGAAACCCAGCACTGTATACCGACAATTGGCAAACTCTATGACTGGGTAGGCCCAGTGTTCCCAACCAACCACCCGGCCGCCGGTATCCATGACAGCAAAATGCTGATTACCCTACAGCGGTACTTTCCGAATCTCAAGTACGTGCTCAGTGGACAGACAGAACACTGGGTAAAGGACCAATACCCCCACCCCAACTACTGTGAAGTAACCACCCGCACGGAAATGGACCGCGTGTTACGGAACCTGGACCCTTGGGAAATCTCCATTGACACTGAATCCGATGTACAGGGACCCACGTTCCAGCCTTTCACCGACCCACCCTATGGCCTGTCCTTCTCCGGCAGACCGGGCACAGGTTACAGCCTCATGGTCGGCTCACCCCTGATCCAAATGCTAGGTGACTGGATACGGGAAAAGGACCCGATCATTGACCTGCACAACAGCCTCCACGACATGCCCGTCACGCGCCGCATGGACCTGCACCTCAACTGGTCTCGTGTCCGTGACACCATGGGGGACGCCTACCACACCGCCGGCTGGCTGCCACAGGGACTCAAACAACTGGCCTTCCGCGAACTGGGCATCCGCATGTCCGACTATGACGACGTGGTACGGCCCCACGCGCTGCGGCCGCAGCTCCGGTATCTGTTGGAACTGTCCAGGGAGCACAACATCCCACAACCGTATCTGAAGCCGCGTCAATGGAAACTGTGCCGTAAGGCAGCAGCGGCTTGGGAATCTACAGCCAAAGGTACTGCCGACCCGCAGGACCGCTGGATGAACTGGGAAGACGAGGACCGCTGGGCTGCTGAGGACCACGTAGGCAAGTTCCCATACCGTAGTATCCGGTTCGTGCCCAAGGACCAGGCCGTATGGTATATGGGCCAGGACGCTGACGCCACGCTACGGATCAGGCCAGTGATATCCAGGGTGTTAGGTGTATTGAGAAGGGAGACACGATCATGAAGGAAAGTTTGCCATACCTGCTCGGCCGCGTGGAAGGTCAACTGGGCGTCCTAAAGGTCCGTGTGGAATCAGATCGTATGGGCAGCAGAGTACTAGCACGACGGCGGGAAGAAATCACTGCTGAGCTATTTGAGGAAATATTCAAACTCCTGGAGGAGATCGTCAGCCGGATAGACGATGGTACACGGTTGGGTGACCCAGGGACGGATACATATGAGGGGGAGTCAGAAACATGAGCCTTGAAGACTTCATGCGCCTACAGGATATAAAAATTGAGCTACGTAGCCAGATAGATGACCAGAAAACCAACCAACACAAAGTCAACCAACTGCTGCTGGAAGCCATTGATATCATCAGCTACGAGTTGATTGACCTTGAAAATAATGGCTAGACTCTACAACGGCGTCCGTCTCGTGGACCGCCCCTCTCCATCAAACGTCCGCCGTATCGACATGGGTGCTCTCCCCATGATTGATGCCATGCACTCCCACGGAATCCGCGTGGACACCGCCCACCTCCGCAAGCTATCCATCCGGCTCCGTATCCTAATGGACGAAAAGGAAATCGAGGTAGCCGACCAGCTCCCCCCTGGCTACAACTTCAATATCTCCTCCCCCAAACACGTTGCTGACCTGCTTTTCCACAAACTCCGTATCCAGGGCAACAAACCCGTCAAGCTCACCGACTCCCAATCCTGGGAAGCCACTGGCTCCGAAGTCCTGCAACGTTACTGGACCGCCCATCCCGTGGTCCCCATCATTCTCAAGTGGCGCGAATACGCCAAGATCAAAAACACCTACGCCGATACCCTGCCCCGCGTCATGGACGCCAACCAGCGTATCCATACCCGGTTCAAGGCCACCACGACCACCACGGGCCGTCTAGCCTCTGAGGACCCCAACCTCCAGAACTTGCCCAAGAAATCCGCCCTGGGCCGTGAGATCCGTAAAGCCTTCATAGCCGAACAGGGCTGGGTCTTGTCCGCTATCGACCTGTCCCAGATCGAAATGCGTGTACTGGCCCACCTGTCCGGTGAACCATCCATGGTCACCGGCTACCACACCCCTGGCTGGGACATGCACACCCAGACCGCGTGCAGCGTCTTCGGCCTTACCCCTGAAGTAGTCAACACCCCGGAAGGCAAACTCAAATACCGTCTGCCATCCAAAAACATCGGTTTCGGTGTTGCCTACCGCATTGGCCCCGATGGCCTCCAAACCACCATCATCGAATCCTACGCCGTGGACGACATCTATTCCGTGGATGGCATCCCCACCTATGAAGTCTGGTCCACCTCACGCTGTGGCAAACTCATCAAGGGCTTCTACGCCGCCCGCCCCTACATTGCTGACTGGCAGAACCTTCAAGACCTTCGCGTCCGCCGCCATGGCTGTGTCTGGACCATGTTTGGCCGCCACCGCCTCATCCCCCAGGGCAAGTCCACACTATCCTGGGTCCGTAGTGCTGGTTTCCGCGAAGGTGCCAACCAGCCCGTCCAGGGTAGTGCCCAGGATATTCTCAAACTGGCCATGGCAGAAATCGAGGACCGCCGCTCCAGTTTTAATCATAAAAAGACCGTGGCCGTTACACGTGGTAGGCGGGAGGTGGCACATAGAGACGGGGAAGTAGTCCGACCATTGTTGCAGATCCACGATGAGCTGATGTTTGAATGCAAGGGGGAACAGGTGGCCACCGACTGGACACTGGGGGTGTGCAAGCCGATTATGGAAGGACAGGTTCCGTTGGACGTGCCCATTAAGGCCAGCGCAGATATGGGGGAACGCTGGGGCAGCATGGAGGACATGGCGGCATGACCAAACCAGTAACCAGGGTAGTCAACAAAAAGAAAGAGCCCTATGACGTGGATATCTGCCGCCCGTCCAAGTGGAGCAACCCATATACACACCTACCGTTACACAGAACCAGGGCGCGGTGGCAGGTCAAGACTCGGGCAGATTCCATATTCCTTTACGAGCTGTGGGTTCGTAGAAATGAAAAGCTGATGGGTGATCTGCACGAGTTGGTTGGCAAGACACTAGGCTGTGTCTGTAAACCCAAGTCGTGTCACGGGGACGTGTTGGTAAAACTGGTGGGGGAATTAAAGGAGATATGCCACTTGTGTCGTGGTTCTGGGTTCTCCGGCCGGGGCACTGGCTATGATGACGTTTGTTCAAACTGTGGTGGGATGCTATACGAATGAGAATCTTGGTTTGTGGCCCCCGTGACTGGACCGATGAAGAGTACATCTACGATGTGCTGGACTGCCTCGTGCTGCCAAAGATCAAGGTGCTGATATCCGGCGTGGCTGACGGCGTGGACGCCATATCCTGCGAGTGGGCCAACTCCCATGGCATTCCTGTATACCCTGTGGTGGCCCGGTGGAGGAAACATGGCAGGAGCGCCGGGCCTATTCGCAACAGTCAGTTGTTGAAGGAAGGTAAACCGGATCTGGGGTTTGCATTCCGGTACTCGGGTCAGCCTATCACGCCGGGTACAGCGGACATGGTAAAGCAAATGAGAAGGGCTGGGGTCACGGTACGGGTGGTCCCACGATTGGAGATAGACAGATGACAGACACACAATTGGATGAATTGATTGATAGGGCTAAGCCGGATCTACGAATTGCCCTCCGTGCTGTACTATCAGGTGGTGGTTCTGACAAGGCGGCCCACTTGTTCAATATCGGGCGCATACCTTTGCCAAAGGGTGGGCATTGGGATATTACCTGTGTGATGCTGACTGAGCCACAAACCAAGATGCTAGAGGCACTCCTGCATGGTGTACAAGAGATGCAGAAATGCTATGTATACGCTGTGGAGCAAGGAGTAAGGTTTGGCTAGAAAATCCAGACGCCGACGAAAAAGCCTGTTTGACGAGATCATTGCTGACATGGCTGACCTGTTCGACGGTGCCTATGAGCAGTTTCAAGCAGCACAGGACCAGGGCCAGTATCACCAGAAGCACCATGGGCACGGACCACAGGACGCCCCACCTCAGGACATCCAACCAGTCCAACCGCTCACTGTGGAAGAAAACCAGCTCTACATGGAGATTGTGGAACTCGGTTTCCGTGAGGCCATCAAGAAGTACCACCCCGACCGTGGCGGCGATCCAGAAAAAGCAGCCTGTGTCAATGCACTACGGGACAAGATCCACTTGATTGCTGGAGTGAAAAAGTAGGTGGGGGACTAATGAAATATTCAGAAATCGGTCAAGAGGAAGAGGCACAGATTCTAGGTACTCCGACTCCGATTGAGACTGTCTTGACCTGTGACCGTTGGAGGTGTGGATCTCCCGCAATGGGGCAGTGCTGTGAGTGCCAGGATCACTATTGTTCCCACCACGGCAGGGATGGTCATTGCTGGGCCTGTGCCCCTATTAAGAAACAAGGCAAGACGTTCCGGTTACTGTGAAAAAGTGGGTTGCGCTACCCATCACCCTATGGCTACAATTGAACCAGTCACGTGACTGTCCGTGGACTATAGACCACAGACCAATCCTTAAGGAGAAATGAATGAGTAAGAGAAAGACTATGCCACAACCAGTGGCCCAACAGGCCGAGGAACCCCAACCGCCTCAGCCCCACCAGCCGGATATCACCATCGCGGACCTTGCCGACATGGACGGTGCGGGCGGTGCCAATTCCGCCTTTGTCCTCTATCCGGTCCCGGTGGCCAAACAGGATGAGCTGAATAAGGCTATTGACATTGCCAACCATGGCCCTTCCTTCCGTGGCAGCTTCCGTATCCGTGAGAACGTCCAACTGTCTGATTTCAACTACACGGCCTTTGAGGAGCACCACAAGGGACTGTCCGACCGTGGCCAGCCGCAGTACTTGGCCTTCCGCCACAAGGGCACCGGCAAGTCCCAGGCCGGGTTTGCCTATGATGACCCCGGCAACCCCAAGCAATTGGCTACGGCCGTCGTGCTGGGTCAGCTTGCGGTCAAGGACGCCTGATCCTTTGCCGTGGACGCAGGGGGTGGCTCTACTTACGGGGGCTGCCCCCACCCCGTAGCAATTGCCTGGCAGCCTCACGCCGGACCCGCCTCTCAATTTCCTGTTCCTTCTTCTTCAATGCCCGGTCCCAGCAATGCTGTACTTTGCAGCTTTCTGAACAGTAGACATGCTCCGGGGTCTTGGGTGCAAACCAACGGCGTTCCCCAGCACCTTTCCTGCATCGTGGGAACTGGCACAGGCGCAGCGGTTGGCCTTCCATGGCCTTACGGGTCCCTCTAGGCATAGTATGGGTATTGTACCCCGTTAATAGGACCACTAGCAATAGGTCCTGTGCTATACTGGCTCCCATGGCAAGCACCACAGATACCGGCCACTGCCATTGCCTCCGCTGCGGCCACAAGTGGCGTCCACGGGTAGATGACCCCAAAGTCTGCCCCCGGTGCCTGTCCCCAGGGTGGAGGACCATTGCCCGTAAAGGTAACTACCGCCGTGGGCCGCTGGTCGAATCCCAAGCCGTAATAGGTGGGTCTAATGTCTAGTCATAGTGATTTCGTCCGACGCCCGCGCCGCATCAACGTCACCCGGCGCACCCGCCGTACTCCCTATTACATGGTGGATCTGCCGGACAAGGTTACCCGCTACCTGATCCATCTACGGTCCCTGTTCACGGAAACCTTTGGCCGTGACTACGAATCCTCAGACCCCCAATTCTGGGACGAGAATTTCCGGGACCACCCCCGTGAGCAACCCCACATGGAATCCTTCCTGGCCAAGACGGCCGGGGCCATGCAGGCCAGCAACCACCACCCAGCCCACATCTATGCTTTCCAGCACACCCGCAAGATCATCTACGGCTGTGGCACCTGTATAGACGAATGCTCCCGGTGTAATTTCCGCACCGTCCCCGATGACTGGACCATCGAATGGACCAAGGCGACCCAGGAATTTGAGAAGTGGTCGCCGGGCCGGAAACTCACCATACCGGAGTACACGCCCCACGGGACCAGGTGGAAGTGACATGGCCGACCCAACACCAAACCCTACACCTGACCAGGCTCCCACGGCCTGGGACCGCGCCATCCCGCGCCTGATCCCCATTCGCTATGGGTACATCCCATCACCGCCGCACCAGCACACGCCCACGTTTTACTTGTCCATGTCCCTTGTCGGTCGCGTCTTCACCATTACCACCTACTTTGCCTATCCGTTGAACTAGCCCACGGATCGACCGCCACGTCCTTAGAACCTTGGTACTACGGCCACACCCTATGGCTCACGGACACGGCCTACGGTGTTTTAATCATGGAATTGGGTATTGACACTACGTGGTATTTTGCATTATAGTTGGGGACATGCGAGTCACGTTTCTGCGGTCAGAGATGAAGCGTATAGGCCGAAAACTGGAGCAGCAGGCCAAAGTTACCGAAGCCGTGGACCACGATGCTTACATGGCTGTGGAAGGTTTCCTGGGTGAGCTGCGGGATCTACAATGGGCCATTTCTCAGCAAGTCAAAGGTACGGCGAAGGCCCGGAAGGACGAACTACAAATTGGAGGAACTACCAATGACTAACCTGTTATTGTTCGTCGGACTGCTGACTATGGCATTATTGGTTGAGGCTATCCGGTACTGGCAGGCATTCCGGTTGCATGACTTGGCCACCACCAAAGCCATGGAGCACGAACATTACCTGGAACTAGATGAAATAGTCCAGCGTTCCGGGCGTTCCTTCCGTGGCATAGAGGATTGGAAGAATCAACAGTATGAACAGGCACGGAAGGAAGGTTTTATCCTGGACCCGGATGGCACTCACAGGTCAATCCACCCTGATCTCATTGAGGTGGACCTAACCGAGATAGAGCGCCGGATCATCGCTGACGCCATGTATCGCGGTGAGGATCTGCCCGGCGTGGGTCCATCGTTCGTGGACTAAAAGGACATATCAAACAAAGGGGGGATTTGAAATTGAGCACATACTTTTTAGCATTCTTTGACCTGGAAAAGAATGATTTCCATTCAGTTGAGGTTTTGGCTGATAGTCTGGATGAGGCTGAAGAACAAGTACCACAAACCCTGAAGAAGTTGCCTGGTGGTGCTACCAGGTTTGAATTTCGTGGAGTCAGTTCCTAAGGGCGAACCTCAACATCTACTGGTACACCATTTCCCATGGGGCAAACCCCCGTCCATAGAAGGAGCATTCAATGTTTGGTAACTTCAGGCTGGCATACCTACTGCCAATTCTCATGCTGGCCATGGTCTCGGAAGCCAAGGCCACCAACGTCCATCTGTGTCACAATCCAGGGCCGAATCAGCAGACCATTTCCGTGGCCCTCCCCTCTGTCGCCGCGCATCTGGCGCATGGGGACTATGTTGGGGATTGCGTGGCCATTGTCCAGATTCCAGGGCCGCCGGGGCCAACTGGTCCGGTTGGGCCACAGGGACCACGTGGCTACCAGGGTGAACAGGGTATCCAAGGCATACCTGGAATCCAAGGACCAACTGGGGAGCCTGGCCAGTCCATCACCGGGCCACAGGGAGAACGCGGTTTCCAGGGCGCGGACGGCGCACCGGGGATCACCCAACTCTACTACCAGACCGTGTTGATCGGTGAAGGGGACGGCCGCTGGGTACTGCCCGGCGAACGTATTGACATCCTCATCCCTGTGTCAAACCAGGGGACACAGTACCCCATCGGCGGCGGGTGTTCCTCATTTAACGGGTTCAACCATTTCATGCTGGTCCAGGCGCGGCCCAGGTTCATGCGGCCCAAACAGCTCAAGACGGCGGCGGACCAACAGGTGGAGGTAGGGGCGTTCCGTGGATTCTACTGCCAGTTTGTCAACACGGACACCGTGGCCCAACAGTTCATCGGTATGGGTACGGCCATCTCCATCGACGGCGTGTCCAG